ACATAAGAAGCATCATAAAATGTAGTAGTCATATCATATGTACAAGGATTTAATTTTTTTATTATATTCAATGAATTACTTATGTCTCTTTCATTGTGTTTTAATCTGTCATCAGAATAAATATAAGGAATTAGTCCAAGCAATGCTCCTCCTTGATTCGGATTGAATCCCTGGAATTCCAGATCGTAGTCAAAAAAAGAATTCACCCTCGCCCCCGTCACATTGCGCACCCATTCCGCTTCTTTAAAATAATTAAATTCAGAATTGATCCATATTGCATAATTATTATCAGCGTTTACTGTATATATTGGATCACTATTTGCAGTGGTTTTTACCTGTGTATTTCGAAATTCAATATAACAATTAGGGTCATTTATACTCATAATTTTTCTACAATAAATTGCATCTGCAAAAATGTTTGTTGTATAAATATTACTTATTTTGGTAGGATCAATGTAAGGTCGTTCATTGTAAGATTTAACTATATTATTTTGAGTATAATCCTCATTGTTAATTTCATTTGTATAAATTGTTTGATTACTCTCCATTTTCAATTGCCCATTAATAACGACCTCCTCAGACGTTTCAATTGTTACTTTAGAGTTTGCATTAATTGATAGTCCGGATGCATCAATTCTTACATTCGTTCCTTCCCCATTTACCCCCTGGATTTGATGATATGTAGTAAAACCGGATTGTACCTGCGCCGCGGTTGTTGCCGCGAGTGTTGCTCTTTCTTCTATATCCTCGTATACGCTGGGAGGGAAATGTACTTGTCCATTAAATGATGTATCTCCATCAAATATTGCAGAGTCTAAAACATGTAAATCTTTCGTTTTAATTTTTCCTCCGCTAACATGAATACTTTCATCAGGAGTCATTGTATTAATTCCTATTCTATTTTCAGATGTATCAATTACAATTGTATTATTTTCATCTGGAATAAAAGTATAATCAGAAGTAATTGAGTTAACTGTTGTAATAATTTTATTATAATCAGTCTTCTCAGTCATTTATATAATATTTATATAATATTTATATAATATTTATGATTATATTTAGATAATTTTTATGTAAAATAATTAATTTAATTGAAAATAATTATTTTCTCTCATTAATTTATAAAAGATGAAAAAACATATAAAATCAGCAGATGGATTTTACCATATTAAAGGTAAAAAATATTCATTTTTAAGAGGAGCTAGACGTCAAGTATGGTATGGAACAGCATATATGACTGAAGGTGGTTTAACAAAAGATAAATTACACTATAATAAACATGGTCGTATTGTATCAAAAAAAAAGTTCAATACAGCAAAAAAAGAGAAACGTCTTGAAAAACATGGATATTTTACTAAAAAAGGAACATTTGGATATGTTAAAAAAGGAAGTAAATCAAAATCGAAATCTAAATCATCAAAAACAAAAAAAAGAAGATAAAAATTTTGTAAAATTTATTAATATATTTATTAATAAATATATTAATAAATATATTAATAAATATATTAATAAATTCAAGTAAAAAAAAATAATATAAAGATTTTATTTTTATATTAATTATACAGATTACTGTATCTTTTGTAGATTAATAATATTTTTCTATAACTCACATGGTGTAGGGTGCAAATGCAACTGTAAATGGTTTTCAGCAAAAATCAAAATCGCAATCGCCATTGTTTGAATCAACGTAGAGAAAAATTAATATGTATGTTATAATATAGATATTAATTAAAAAATTGATATTAAATTATATTTTTAATATAGATTAATGAGGAGGGTTAAGTCTTCCCCGTGTGATTTAGCAAAAATGTCACATAATAAACGTGAAATAAAAAGAACTCCATATATGTGTTCTAAAAGTATTCCTCTTGTAATTGAAACTAAGAGTGATAATAAATATAAATTGATCAAATCGTTAAAAAAGAATGTTAAAACATTTGGAAATTTAGTATCAGATGCTGTAGTTGAAATAAATTATGACCATTATAGTTTAGAAGAAACAACATTATTTGCGGTAATAGTAGGTTATTTTTCAAATAATATTTTAAAAAAAGACAAATTAAAAGAAATTTATAATTTTATGGCAAAAGCATTAGCACGATATTTAATAATGTTATTTATTCATACACAAGTGTTACATGATAAAATAGATTATGGAATCCTAAATGGATTACCATTTCCGACGCATATTTAAAAAAAAAATTGATTATAATATAAAAGATATATTACTAATAATATTATAATCATTATTATGAATATTTTGAGTTGGAATGTTGCTGGGCTACGTGCTCGGCTAAAGCCAGATGAAACTCAAAATAACAGTTTAATGAGAGCAATATTCGAACAAGTTAGTGAAAATGGTTTAGGTTACAAATATTTTGATATAGTTTGTTTGCAAGAAACAAAATGCACTGAAAATGAGGTAATTTTACCTAGTGAAATTGAAATTAGATATCCTTATCGTTTTTGGAATTCAACAAATGGAACAAGTCAAAGAAAAGGTTTAAGTGGAACTACTATATGGTGTAAGAGTCCACCCATCAAAAGATTGGATACTCCTGATTTTGATGTTGAAGGAAGAATTGTTGCTGTAGAATTTGAGAAGTTTATTTTGGTAAATGTGTATGTTCCAAATTCTCAAAAAGTAGATTCTGATAGATTTAAATTTAGACAACAATGGAATGCTAAATTTATGATGTATATTTCAGACTTTCAAAAAAATGGAAAACATGTAATTGTATGTGGTGATATGAATGTTGCGCATTTAGATATTGATATTAGTAATCCAAAATTTAAAAAAAATAAAGTTGCTGGATTCTTTGATTTTGAGAGAATTGATTTTGCATTTATGACTGAAAGTTTGGATTTAATTGATGTATTTAGGACTTTAAATCCAACAAAACAAAGGTCAACTTATTGGTCAAATTTTATGAAAGGAAGACGAAAGAGTGATAATGGTTGGAATATTGATTATTTCTTAGTATCAAAAGAATTATTTGAAAGTGATAAAAATATCAATCAGACAATTGAAAATGAAATTTTAGGTTCAGATCATTGTCCGATAATTTTAAATATTAATGTATAATATGTTTGGAAAATATAAAAAATCATATGTAAGAAGAAAAAACTTATATATAATTTTTTTTGGTGTTAAATCTTATAGAAATGAACTTACTATAGAAATGATAAATGTGATATTTTATTAAACTAATATTTTATTAATTTATTCTGATTCTGGAGGAACTTTTTTTGTTTGTTCTTCAATTTTTAATTCTTTTTTTAAAAATTCAAATAATTCACCAAGAATTTGAAATTCATCAGGATTAATTGCACCGCGTTTGGTAACAACATGAAGAATATTAAACATTAATACACAATATTTGGTAGGAACATTCAGAGTTTCTGGTACCATAACAGTATTTTCCATTTTTATATATTATTATTAATTTTTCTTTAAATTATTTAAAACCAAAACTAATAATTTAAACATAAGCTTATATTCATAAGAATTAATACGAATTTAGTTATATATTTTATTCTATTATATTCTGAAATAAATAGGTTATTATTACCTTGAATAGATTTTATTATTTTATTTCTTTTAATTTCTAATTGTGTTGGTGGATATAATATATTCCATTTTAGTATTAATTCTAAATCTAACACATTTTCAATATTTAATTCTGGATAAGTGTATTTCATATAAGCTGTGGAACGTGCTATTGCGCCTCTTGTATTAATACATGGTATATAAAATTTGCATTTATTATTTTTGAAATTATTACTACTAACTAGGGTTAAATTTTTATTATTATAATATTTATTATAAATATTTTCATCTATATATTTGTAATTACTTCTATGTGAATTTGTTTTAGAAGATGTTAAATAAATATTATGCATATCTAGATTGGCATTTTTGTATTCTTTTATAAATGATTGAGGAAAAATATGTTCAGCTGTTAAACTAGAATATTTTTCATAATTTTTTATATTATTTTTAAATAATATACATTCATCTTGTTTATTACAAGTGATGGATGAGGTACAAAAATCATTGTATAAATCATAATAAATATTTTCATCAAAAAAAGATTGTTTGATATTTTTAATGGAATATAAATGAGTAGGTTTTTTTATTTTTCCAATTAATAAACTATTAAGGGCAAAATATTTTATTAATTTCTTAGGCAATAATTTCATAATAAGAATTGTTCTGTAGATTATTTTTTTACAATAAAATTTACAAAAATTTTATAATTTAATTATAAATTTATATAACTATTTAAAGCTTACTAATAAATATTTTATTATAAATGTCATTAGAAAATAAATTAGATAATTTATCTGTAGATAATAATAAAACAAATATGAATAATGTATTAACAATTAAAACTGTTCAAATTGCTCCATTTAGAATTTTAATGACCGCTTTAAAAGATATATTATTGGATACAAATATTGTATTTACAAAAGAAGGTATAAGAATTATCAATATGGATAAAACTCATACAATATTAGTTCATTTAGCTTTAAAAGCTACAAATTTTGAATTTTATGAGTGCAAACATGATAAAATTATTGTTGGTGTAAATATGTTTCATTTATTTAAACTTATTACATCTATTGATAATGATGATACTTTAACTATTTATATTGAAAATGATGATTATGTTGATGGTGTTGTTACTGAATTAGGACTAAAATTTGAAAATGGAGATATTAAACAATGTAAAATTCAAAAATTACGCTTAATAGAGCCTGAACAAGATGAACTTGAAATACCAGATGTAAAATTTTCATCAATTATAAATATGCCTTCGTCAGATTTTCAGAAAATTGTGAGAGATTTGGCTAATATTTCAGAAAAGTTAGAAATTAAATCTGTTGGAGATGAATTAATTTTTAAATGTACTGGTCAATATGCAAAAGCAGAGATTAGACGAACAGAAACACAAGGTTCTATGCAGTTTCTACAAAAATTAACAAGTGATTCAATTGTTCAGGGAGAATTTTCTCTAAAAAATCTAGTATATTTTATTAAATGTACTAATTTATGTAATCAAATTGAGATATTTTTGGAAAATAATCGTCCATTAATAGTTAAATATAATGTAGCATCATTAGGAGAAATTAGATTATGTTTAGCACCATTTCCTCCTAGTTCTTGTTAGTTTCTTTAATTAGTTGCTTTCATTAGTTTTTTTTACTTTATTATTTTATATAAACTATAATTATTATTTTTGTCTCATTTTAAACTTTTAAGGGTGTAAATAAAATTTCAAATTTCAAATTTCAAGTATATTTTTAACATTAAATATTTTGAATATATTTCCAAAATATTTAAATTTATGCTTTACAATTACTCTTCTTAATTTTAAAATTTTATTATTACCAATATTATTACCAATATTTAGATATATTATAATTTTATAATATTATTGTAAGATGATAATTTGTTTGATTATTAGGTAATAACTTTATTTTAAAAATTTATAATTAAATAGCTACTCCTTTACGAGCTTTTTGAATATCATAAAATAATGGATTATTTTTAAATTTCTTTAAAATTTCTTTAGAAAAACATTCTTGGTCTCTTGTTCCTAGTAAAAAAGTTATTATATTAAATTTGTTTCCTAAATTTCTTTTTAAAATATAAATATAAATACTAGTACCTATAATACTAATTAAGAAACTAATAACAAATAAGAAATTATTAATATTTGTATATTGGTTAATTAATTTATTATTTTCTTCATTTATTTCTTTATTTTCTTGTAATTTTGTTTTTAAATCACTAATATATAAATCAATTACATAAATAATACAAATTATAAATATTGCGGTCATAGTTATAATTGTTGGTGCTCTCATAATAAAAATAAACCAAAAATATAAAATAAAACTTTGGGAAATTCGTTGAGTTATATTTAATTTTTCTTGAACTAATCCTACAAAAAATAACATAATGAAAAATCCTATTATGTGTTTAACAAACATATATTCTTTCATAAAATTTCTTATACCACAAGAATAAATATCTCCTACATAATTTCCAGCAATAATAAATAAAAATATAGATAATTTGCTTACTATTTGTGAAAAACTAGTTAAAGATTCATAATTTATCATATTATATATAATAATAGATTTTTAATAATTAGTAATTAGTAAAGAATTTCATGTTCTTTATATAAACAATGCTGTTTTTCAATATTACATAAAATATCAATTTTAAAAGGGTCTTTTTTTTCATTTTCTAAATTTTCACTAGTTAATTTATTATAAATCTCATTTTGTTTTAAATTTTCACTATTTGCTATCCAAAATTTTATAATACAAAAATTTTTTTTTGGACTAATTGATATTCCATTTATATTATCCATAACATTTTTATCATTTATTAAAGTTTCACCAATTAAATAATAATTTAATTTTTTCCAAACATCATAAACATAATCTGTTGTAATTTTATATGAAATACAACCCCCTTTACTATTATCTGGGTCTTCCCATATTGGTTTTATGTTATTTTTCATAATAAATAACATACATTTTTCAACAATTTCTTTATTAACTCCTTCAATTAAGCTAATACAATCTTCTAATGTATTAAATGTTGATACTTTTTTATAACTATTTATACTCCAATCTGTATCATGTGGTAAATGTAGCCATAATGTCCAATTATTATTTAATTCATGCATTATTATAATTTAAATAATATATTTAATATTGTTTAAATTAATGTTTATATTTAATATGGTTTAATTATATATTTTCACAATCTCCATTTATTTTTTTTCTCTCTTTTCCACTAGGACAAGGTCTTACACATAATCCACTTGAGTTATTCTCTTTTCCAGGAGGACATATTTCATAACAATCTAATCCTGTTTTTTGTTTAAAACTTTCTTTAGTTTCATTAATAGGACAAGGTTCATTATTTGAATATTTTGTTGATAATATTTGATAAACTGAGTTAACAGAGTCAGACCGATATCTTGAAAAATCATCTGGATTATAAGCACTATTATTTTGATTTTCGGCATTATCATTCCATCTATTCTGTTGTTCTGCAGTTAAATTATTCCATTCATTATCAATTACTCTATAAATAAAAATATCATCTTTGTTTGGATATTTTTCTTTAGTTGTTGCATATTTATTACGTCTAAATAAAATTTGTCCATCTAATAAATACATTTCATCATATTTTTTTTCATATGATTCAAAATCTGAATCATTTGAATCATTTGAATCATTTGAATCATCTATTTTATCTAATCCAGTTTCATAGTCTGGTTTTATTTTACTAGTTATTGAAGAATTAGAATAATGTGAAAAATTATTATTTCTAAAAGGATAATTTATATTAAAAAATCTAACTACCTCATATGTAAAGTAATTCCTTCCAAGAACATTAATTAATCTATCAGCTATCTTATATTTAATAGGATTATTAGATAAATCATATAAATCTTCGTCAGGACTATTTAAATTGTAAACATCTTCTATCTTATCATAAAACTCACGCTTATGTTTATTTCTATCAATTCTTTCAACAGCATTGAACGTATCATAAAAATAAGCATATTCTTGTTGATTTAATAAATTGTCTCCATGTAAATAATTGCCTGAATTATCAAGATAATTATCAGATAAATCTTCTCCTGATAATTTAAGTTGAGATCTTAAATCTTTTTCATATGGATCTGTTCCAAATACTTTCAATAATAAAGTAGAAATTAAAGTCATCATAATTATTGGAATAAAAACTAAAAACCAAGCAATTACTTTATATCCTAAATCACATAAAATATTCAATATAACTGAAAAAACAATCATAACAATAAATTTAATAAATGCATCATTAATAACACCTTTATATAAATCAATAAATATTTGTATTAGTGAAAAACCAATAAAAATTAGAGTAGGTGCACAATTATAAGATAAAATCATATTATATATTATAATAACTGTATATAATATAATTTTTAATATTAATTAATTTCCAATTTGATATTTTCACTTTTAGAATTTTCTATTAACTTATCTAATTTTGAATTTATATTAGTTAAATTTTTTAATATATCTAACTTTGAATTTATATTAGTTAAATTATTATCATCATTTACTTCAACGTTTGTAATTTCTTTTAAACTTGATGTGTTAATTTTAATTTTTTCTTCTAATTTCTTTATTTTTTCATCTTTCTCTTGTAAAAGTTTTGAAAATAATTGTAATTGCTCTTGTTGTTTCCGCATAATTTGAACTATTTGCTCATTATTTAATTGAATATTTTCTCCATTTTGAGTTAAAATAATTTTACCTTCTTCTTGCATTTTTTTATTATGTTCCATAGCCATTTTTTTTCGTTCTTCTTCAATTTCTTTAATCTGTTTTAATACATCTGGTTTATTTTTAGGTTCTCCTTGTTCATAATTATGTAGTAATTTATCAATTGTATTCATATAAAATTCTCTTATTTCTGGGTCTTTTACAAATTCATCAACTGTCCTATTACATTCTTTTTGAAATTTATTTTCTCCATTTTCTAATAATTTTTTTTTATCAAATGTATTATGTATATGTGAAAATACTAAAATAGTTTTTTTTGGTTCCAATTGAACAAATGGAACACTATAATTTTTTAAAAATGCTTTTTCTTCTGCTAATGCTGCATGTTCCTCATAACGATGGTTTTTTAATAATTCTTTCTTAAATGCAAATGTTCCAGCAGTTGCATGATTAGGATTATATGGACCAAACTGCCACATTTTTTGAATATGTTTAAACCATATATAAATTTCACTTGCTCCAGCACACAACGCATTTGGATGAGTTAATAACATATTTACTGCATGTGAAACTCTTTCTTTCGGGTAATAATCATCATCATCCATATATACTAAAATATCTCCCGATGATTTATCATGCATAATATTTCTTTTTTTTCCAAGAGGCATTTTTGTATCATATTTATAATATTTTACTTGAGGAATATCTTTTACCAAATCCTCTATTGGATCTGTTCCATCATCTATTATAATCCATTCCATTTTATCTGAAGGATAATCTTGATTTAAAAAATTCTTAATACATATATCCCAAAATGGTCGTCTATTAAATGTTGGAGTGCAAATACTAACAAAAGGTAAATCACTTTTATCTTTATTTTTTGATTTTTTTCCCATAATTATATCTTTTATTATAATTATATTTATATAATTTTAAATAAATATAATTAAATATAATTAAATACTAGTTTTCATTCCTTTAAAACTTTTATAAAGTATTATTAACATTAAAATCCCAGACATTATACCAGTTGTTGTTGGGTCTAAGGAACTTGCTGATGAACCAATTACTCCCATACAAAATAATATTGTTAATAAATCAGCATGACTCTTTAATATACTGAAGCATTCCAATGGATTGCTTAGTGGTATATACAAAAAATTAAATAATATACTTAAAGTCATATATATGTTTGCAATTAATATCATATTCGCTCCAAGAGTAAAATGAATTATTACTAAAAAGAATATTGGGATAAGCAGTAATAAATTTTTAAATAGATTAAATAGTTTTATCTTTAAACTTATTTCACCTGATAAAGGATAAAATAATTTTAATCTAAATATTCTATAATAGCTTATTGGTATATTACATTTAGCTAATGATGTTTCTAAAAATTTTTTAGGAAAAATTGTTGCTAATAGTGATGTAACAAATCCCATGCTTATAATTAAATTTGCTAAACTAATCACTGCAGCTAAAAAAAATGTTGGACCAAATAAATAACTACCGGAACCTGTTAAATATGAAATAATTGGCCATATTAATCCACTTAATAATAAAAACATTATATTACTTAATAATGGATTAAATTTAATTACTCTTTGATACTTTGTTGATAATTTACTAAAAATAAAATTTAATACAACTCTAGCAGATAATATTGGAAATAAGAAAAAAAAGCTTATTGTTTTTGCCAATACTAATAAAAATTCACTGTTATTATTATTTGCTACAAAATCTGCAACATTATATGGTATTGGTTTTTCACCATATATTGTAGTATCATAATCTAATGTTATGCATTTTGCTCCTGTAAGTTCGTATTCAGCAAAGTTGCTAATAATTCCTTCAGATTTAGAACCACCTCTTTGACCTGTTTTATTTTGAAAACAAGCCTGATATGGATAATAACAAATACTGTTTGGAAACATATAATCAACTAAACTTATTTTTTCTGTTTTTCCTATATTAGCACATTTACTTTTATAATATATACATTCTATTGAATTACCATAACGCAACCAAAATTCATAACAAGTTCCAATTATTGCTGTTACTAATAATGTCAAAATTGAAACTAATATTAATTTAAAAAATAATATTATTTTATTTGGATCATCTAATAAAGTATTATATAAATTTTGTACATCTTCTTTATGACAAAGATTTAGTTTCGTTCCAGCAGTGGTTAAAAATTTTAATCCTGTATAATTATCTGTTGTTTTACATTCGGCGCCATCAGCAATATTATAACAACACCCTTCTGTTTCTTCATTATTATAAAATTCACTACTACATACAGGAACACTAGCTGCAAAATTATTCAACTCCTCAGGATTTTCTCTGTTCCATTTCTTTATATCAATAACATTATTATCTGTTATATAACGTTTTGCACTTGCAGGTAGACAATTTGATGAATCTCTATATTTATCAATATCTTCTTTGAATAGTATTCTAGACATTGTATTAATATATGTATTTATAATAAAATAAAAGAATTTAAAAATTTATTCTAAATTTAATTATATAATATGGATAAGTTTGAGTCATCAAAAAAATATTATGATTATAAAGATGTATTAATTCTACCAAAAGCCTCTTCTATAAATAGTAGAAGCCAAGTTAATTTAAATAGAACTTTTAAATTTAATAATGGTTTAAGCTGGACTGGAGTACCTATTATTGCTGCAAATATGACAACTGTTGGTACACTCGAAGTTTATAAAACTCTAGTTAAATACAAAATTCTTACAGCACTTCATAAATTTATTAAATTACAAGATTTAATTGAATATAATAATAATAATCCTAATAATTTATTAGATCCTGATTATTTTGCTATTTCAACTGGAATTAGTGATAATGATTTTGAAAATTTAGTTAATATTATGGATAATTTCTCTTGTAAATGGATTGTTATTGATATTGCAAATGGTTATATTGATAACTTTAAATCTTTTTGTAAAAAAGTTAGAGAAAAATATAGTCATAAAATTATTATTGCTGGAAATGTATCAACTAAAGAAGGAGTCAATGATTTACTAGAATGCGGAGTTGATATTGTAAAAGTTGGAATTGGCGGTGGCAGTGCATGTACCACTAGGATTCAAACTGGTATTGGAATGCCTCAATTTTCTTGTATATTAAAATGTTCTGAAGCAAAAAAAGACAATAGCCATTTTACATATATTATTAGTGATGGAGGAATTACTTGTCCAGGAGATATGGCTAAATCTTTTGGTGCTGGTGCTGATTTTGTAATGGTTGGGGGTGAATTTGCTGGACATTATGAAAATCCTGGAAAAATAATAGAAGAAAATGGTGTTAAATATAAATTTTTTTATGGAATGAGTTCATCTTATGCTATGAAAAATAATTATGCTGCTAATAATAATACAAAATATCGTTCTTCTGAAGGTAGAGAAATTAAAGTAAAATATAAAGGAATGTTAGATAATACTATTGAAAATTATTTAGGTGGATTAAGAAGTAGTTGCACATATACTAATTCATCATCTATTGAATTATTAAATGAAAATTGTAAATTTATTTTGGTTAATAATCAATATAATACTAATTTAGTTAATGGAAAATAAATAATATTATTTTATTACTATAATATAATATTATGAAAATAAATACTATAATAAGATTTATTATAAAAGGATTAATAATATTAATGATATTATTTTTTTTATTTGCAGTTTTTTCTTTTACTTCTAATGTTGAAGGATTAACTAATATTGATTGTTCTAAATGTCAAGTTAATCCTAGTTCAGGAAATTGTATTCAAATAAAAGATATAAGTTATATACCAAATAATAATACTATTGACTTTAAGGTTATAGATACAAGTTATGTATTTTGTCCTTGGACGCCTAAGTGTGATATTTGTGAAAATTTAATAGAACAATCAGAAAGACTTGAATTATCAAAAGACGATATAAAATCAGGTTCTGGAATAAAAAATAATATACAATGTTGTCCAGATGATACATTTTATAAAACACATACTATTGATATTAATATGTTACCAAAATTACAAAGTGTAAAAACTACGTGTCGTACTATAGATTCTGACATGAATAATGGCAAAAAATATTCTAATCAAGTAAGCAGAAATGATTATTTAGAATTAAGGGCTTTATGTAATCAAGCTGATTTCTCATATAGTGGACTTTATTTTAGTAAAGAAGTTGACAATTCAGGAAATATTTTAAAAGATCCTAACTTAAGTGTCAAAGAAATTATTGATTATCAAAATATTTTAGAACTTAAATTAGATAATATGGATGAAGAAACCAAAAGAATTAAAACGCAAGAATTAACTAATTTAAATAATGAGTTAACAAGTTTAGATTTAACTTATCCTCCTGATGTAAGTAAAAAACAAGAAATTCAAAATCGCTTAGCAAATGATTTTTTTATATCAACCATTTCTTATGAAACATTTCAATATAAATTACTTAATACGAACGACGGAACACCATTAGGAGAAGCTTATATTTTACAAGAAAATCAATTTTTTAATTGTTTTGGAAATATAGAAAACATTCAAACTTTTGAAGATATTAATTTTAATCAAGAAGATTTACAAAAATTCAATGATGAAAATTATTTTGATGTAGATGCTAATGCATCTTATACAACTATGCAAGATAATGTTCATCGACCATATCCATCTGTTGAAGATTTTGAAATGGAACTACGAAATATGCCATCAATTCAAGAATCTGGAAATGTTTCTAGTGGTGTTATTAGTACTTATCTTAATTCTATAAATTCTTTTTATCAAAAACAATTTGACGCTTTAATTGCACCAAGAAGTCATTCTGTTTCTCAAAGTCTCCAGTTTGATAATGATTCTTTATCTACTAAGGCTAATACCTTTTTAACATATAATAATTCTGTTAACACAGATTTTGATTGCGAACCTAGTGTAACTGGTCATGATAAATTTAAATATTGTGGACCTACCCCTTATTTCAATGAATTTAAACATTAAATAAATCTTCAAGAGTTTAAATACTTTTTAATATATTTAAAAGTATTTAATTATTTTGAACTTTCTTTTCTAGAAAATCTTATTGTTGTTAATTTACTTCTTCTTTTTGGTCTTCTACTTGAACGTCTTTTCTTTCTGTTAGGCCTACTACTAATACTTATAAATTCTTTGCGTGAACTTGTTTTCTTTGGAGACTTTGATACATTAGAAAATAGTTTTTTCATATTATTTTCATAAGTGTTAAACGCTTTTTTATCTTTTAGTAATAGTGAATTATTAATTTTCATTGTTTCAAATTTCTTTTCTAAAATCTCTCTGTATTCTTTATCTTCTATAGACAATTTCTTGGAGAAAAATTTAACTGCTGGCTCACATACTTGTTTAAATACTTCACTTACTTTTTCTTTTGGTAATTTTATAAATTTTTGAACCATTAATGTGTCTAATTTATTTAATTTACTTACACTTAATTTAGCTGGTGCTGATTTTATTTTTTTTGATGAAAGTGATTTTGTTTTATTCAATGAAAATGATTTTGCTTTTTGTGATAAACCTTTCGCTTTTTTTGCTGTTTTTTTTCTTTTTTTTCCTCCAACTTCAAAATCTTCAAAATATTCTATTAATTCTTCATGTGTAACTTCTTCTGATGTCATCATTATTATTGCCATTTTAAAATTTGGCATCTCGTTTTCTATCAAAAAATCTTCCAGTTCTCTTACTTTTTCAATAAAGTTTTTACCTCTTTCTCCTCCTGTTTTTTCTATTTCATCTATTTTATCACTTGCATATCCATTTTCTTCTAATATTTTTTCTTTCATCCAACTTACAAAATATTCACATAAACTGTCTAAATTTTTCACATTTGAAGCATCTACTTCTACTTTTGCTGCATCTTGAAATTCATCTCTCCATTCTGAGTGTATTGTTTTATCAAAATTAAATCCAAAATCTTTTGTTGCTTCTTCTGCTAATGTTGAATTTGGTTTCAATAAATTCACAAATTTATTTAATGCATATTTATGAAGTTGTACTTTACAATCATTTGGAGGAGTTAGTTTACTTGGATCATTAAAATTTATTATAAACTCTTTTGTTATTTCATCATCTTTTGCGCTAGGATTTCCTTCATTATAATGTTTTAATGTATTTACAATTGGTTCTGTTGGTTCTAAATCCATAGACATGAGAAATTTCTCAGATACTTGACAATGAACCGTTATTAATCTTTCTACCATACCTAATGTACAACTTCTTCCTCCTGCGCCATGTGCATTAAATATATCAAAAAAATAAAATTCAAAAAAATTAAAAATATATGTACTTGGACAAGTAAATAAAAATAATAATGAATCTAAAACTAACTCAAACCAACACCATTTTCCGGGTACACCTTCTCGTAGTGGATTTTTTTGACTTGTTAATATATTTATAAAATCATCACTCACTATACTTTTTAAATCTATTTCTATTTTTTTTATTTGCTCTGGACTATAATTTACTCTTTTATTTAATACTATCATTATTAATTTAACAAATGTAACTTTAATTTCGCTTTTCATTTGTGAACGCAAATTTCCTTCTGTTTTTATAATTCTTATCATTTCTTCATATTTTCTTACTATATTCATTGGGTCATCTAATGGATCTAACGAAGGTTCATCCGGCAAAACACTCGCTAATCTTTTTGGGTCTTGACATAAAGTATAAAATTCTTTATATCTTAATCTATTATTTATTATAAATTGCGCTCTTGCATGTGTTTCATTTGCATTATTTTGTAATTCACCAAAATTTATATGATCAGCGTTCAATGTTAAACCTATATCAATTGCATTCTCAAAATCTGTATTTTCATTTGTTGCTGCATCTCTGAAATTAACTCCTGTTACTTTTGCTATTTGAAAAACTGTTCCTATTAAATTACAATTTGTCATATTTGCATTTGTTAAATCTACATTAGTAAAATTTGTTGCATTTAAATTAGGTCTTCCATGACTATCTTTTGCAATTTTTGTAAAGTCAAATGATTCAAAACCATCTAAACTTTGAAATCTACAAGTTTTTAAATTTGCTTCATTAAATGATGTCGGAGGAATAAAATATAAATAGCTATCATCATATGCTTTAAAATAATCCCAAGCTTGAATATCTTCATCTTTTATAAATTCTTCTGCATTTGTATAACCTTTACGTATATAATTTATATTTTTTAATTTATAAACATTTTTTGTCCCAGCTGATAAAGTAACCATTGTTTCTTCATTCAATCCAAAATTATCATGCAAAATATTTCCTGCACTAATTTTTATTTTTTTTGTATTTAGATTTGGTTCTGGACGTTCTTTTGTTTTAGCAAATGCTTTTCCTAACCAATTTATTTGTTCTATGCAATCAACTCTTCCTGCAAAATCTCCACCTTCTAAATCACAATAATCAAAATTTGTCCCAAATAAATTATTACATATAAAATGACAGTTTTTCATATTTAACATTGACTTATTTCCAGTTTTAACTGATTCATAATTAAATACATAATTTATTAAATCACAATATATAAATGAAACTTCATTTAATATACAGTCACTTTTAATTATACAAGAACCTGCAACAACTAATAATGAAGTTGATGAAAAAATACAGCGATTAAATTGAGTATTTTTTAATTTTGTATTAGAAATAATACAACAATTACCAACTAATTTACAATTTTCAAATTTACAATTACTTAATTCACAATCTTCAAACATAAAATTATAAAAATTAATACGTGAAAAAGCTATATTTTCAAATTTACAACCAATAAATTTAACTTTATGAAAATCTAATCCATAAAAATTATTTCTATAATGTTTATCTTTAAATTCACAATTTAAAAATAATGTTGACTTTAAAGATGGTCGGTCATTTGCACTTTGTGGTACAGAAATATAATCATCTTTAAAAGCAAAATCGTCAAATTTACAATTTTCATAAATAACATGTGGAGAATCTTTTGTTTCAATTCTATAAACCTTTATTACATTTTTATTGTGTGGTACTCTTCCTACTATTCTGTGTACGTCACAAAAAGTCATATCATATTTAGTATCAACTAAACATAATGTTTTTGATACTGTATTATTATGATGTATAAATTGTGTATTAAATTTAAAACTACACTTATAAAATCTTGTTGCTTCAACTGTTCTATCAAAGCCAGCAACTTGTTTTGCTTGAATCAATGAACCATAATGTAAATTTTTAAATGTAACGCCAAAAAAATCACATTTTTCAAATAAACAATTCTGTAATTTTGTATTATCAAATTCCATAAACCCGGAACTACCTTTTTTCTTCTCTGATCTTAAATCACTTCTTCTTTTTAACATATTCATATGTTTTTGATCTTTTGTTCCTTCTAGGAATTTACATAATTCAAAATGAATTGTAGTAAAATTTGTACTTTTAAATCCAGTATTTACAAATATAGAATTTACTATTTTTTTTATAAGATAGTCTTTTTCAAATCCTAACGATTTTGCACCAAATTTACAATTATATAAATACAAATTTCTCATTACATTAGGTGTACCTCTTAGTCTCAATTCTTCTTTTATTCTTGCTCTATAACTTGCTTTTTGTCCTAAATCCTCACACATATAATCTCCAAAACTTTTGTATTTTTCATCAATAGCCATTTTTTTTCTGTAATTTTTACTAATCATTGTTGCTGCTTTATGTTGTGTTGCTTCTAAAATTAAAGCTTCTGCTTGTTTAGATTCTTCATATACTTCTTCTATATATTTTAATAAAGCTTCTTTTAATTTTTTAATATTATTAGACATATATATAATATTATTATATATTAATGAAAAAAAAACATAATAATTTTAATATTATTTTTAAATATAAACTATTTTTATTATTTTTGTTGATTATAATAATTTATTGTATAAATGGATATAGCTTAGAGAGATATTATCAATTTTATCCAACCATTAATGTTTATCCTAATAATTTTAATGAAGTTAAAATCGTTGAAAAATATATAAAAGAAAAAAATGAACTAATGAATAATTTTATTAAATTAACAGATAAAAGTGTTTCATATGCTTTTCAAGATGTTGTAATTGAATCAATAGAACAATTAAATAAAATGACATACGAAATAGTACCATTTATAACATTTTTTAAAAATTTATTTAATAGAGCAAGACCCAAACAAATTAATCCAAATATTAATGTTTTTGATTCAGTTTCTGCAAATACACCCGCATTTCCATCAGGACATAGCTGTCAAGCATATTATTTAGCCAAAAAATTAAGTATAAAATATCCTGAAAAGAAAGAAATATTGTTTGAATTGGCTGAAAAATGTGGACTAGCACGTATTTATGCTGGTTTACATTATCCGAGTGACCATGAATTTTCTAAATTTTTAATAAATTTTTTATAATTTTATATACAAAATTTATTATTAATTATTGATTATTGATTATTAATTATTGATAACAGATGTTTGTAATATAATTTTTTGTGCAGCAGGTGGAAGATAAATCATTATTTCTTGCAATACTTTTTTTTCACTATCATTAAATGGTGGATATACTTTGTTTGTATATGTATTTAAACTCCGTGTACCTACATAATCTAGATAAATAAAGTAATTTTCCAGTTTATTTTTATCGTCAATTTCTTCTTCAGTATGTAAAGATAGTAATTTACATATAAATTTATTAATTTTATATAAAATGTCTTTTTTTTTGTTAGACATTAATATTATAATAAAAATTTAATAAATTATTTCTAACTTTTTATTAAATTTTATTATTTTATTATTTTATTATTTTATTATTTTATTAAATTTTATTATTTTATTAAATTTTATTATTTTATTATTTTATTATTTTATTATTTTATTAAATTTTATTATTTTATTATTTTATTATTTTATTATTTTATTATTTACTGATGTTTTTGTTAAAATCAACATATAGAAAAAATTGATTACTATTTTTAAAAAAATGATATCGTTAAACATCACTAAAACATGAGCGAAAATATGGAAACCAAAGAAAAACTAAATTTAATTCAGGGTTCATTAAATGAACATGTTACAATGTCATCGCTTTTTGGTATGAAAGTAACACCCCAAACAGTTAATAATTATTATGATAATTTTCGTCCTGGTATTACAAATTTAGATGAAGTAAGGAAACTAATTAAAGAGGGAAAAATATATAAGCTTGAACATTATGGTAGTAATATCAGTAATTTTTCAGATGACTTTTAATAGTGATGAAAAAAATAACACTTAATTTTATTATTTTATTATTTTATTATTTTATTATTTTATTATTTTATTATTTTATAAAAATTTCATTTTTTTATATGTATATATAAATTATATGAAACAAACACAAAAAAGACTTTGTGCAAGCTGTTTAAAATTAAACTTTAATAAAACAATAAAATCTAACAAAAAACAAAAACCAAAATGGTTAAATAAAATAGACTATGTTGAAGAATTTGTTAATAATTATAAAAATTTTAAAGTAAATTATCCAAAACATATTGACAAACATTTAAAATTATTTATTGGAAAACAATTTGCAAATCGTAAAATCTTATATTGGGCAGCCAAACCCAGTAATCAATTAACAATTAATGGTGCAAAAAAAGCATATGGTAATTTTTCAAACAGTGGTGTTGCAAGTATTGATGAAAATGGATATGCAAAAATTAAATTTTTAATCCCACAAAACTACAAAACTGTTGTTAAAAATGAAAAAGATTATACTACTTTTTTCAAACATATTCATTATGTTATTTCTGATAAAAATAATAGTGAATGGATTTTCAATATTTATACAAAATTATTTCATAATAAATATAATTATAAACAATTCATACAAAAATTAAATTCAAAATTAGTTATTATTTTAAATGTTTTACCTTGTATATATTATGCAAAAGAACATATTCCTTACACTTTTAATTTACCTGTCTCAAAAATCAAAAAAATGTCTATTAAAGAATTAAATGAATGGTTTACTTCAGTTATTGACTCTAATTATCCAAAACTAAAAAAAATATTAAATACTAAATTGCATCTAAATGAAATTCCTATTATATGTTATTGTGCTCATAATAAATGTAGTGCTTCTAAAAATGGCGCTGAAGAATTAATGAGAAAAGGGTTTGTTAATGTAAGTTTATATGAAGATGGTATGAAAGATTATAATAAACATAATAAAAATTAATATATTATTTATATCTTTAAATAATATATATGTAATGAAAAATTATGATATAATAATTATTGGTGGAGGAATTAGTGGAATATATACTATGTATAATCTAAAAAAAAAATATCCAAAACTAAAGGTTATATTATTAGAAAAAGATAATAGATTCGGTGGTAGAATATATACATATTTTAAAAAATTAAATGGAGAAACTTATAAAATGGATTTGGGCGCTGGTAGAATAGGTTATCATCATAAATTAATGGTAGATTTAATTAAAGATTTAAAATTAGAGAGTTCAATGATTAATATTACTAATACTAATAATTATATTGAATATGATGTTAAAACAAATATTTCAACAAATCAGTCAAAATTAAAAAAACATTTAGGTTTACTGTTATATAATTTATTTAAGAATTTATTTAAGAATTTAAAAATTAAAAACATTTCAAAAACAATATTTCAAAAATTATATTTAAATGAATTGTTACAAAAATTAGTTACAAAAGCAACATTACAAAATATTGAAAATACATTTGAATATTATAATAAATTATATTATTTAAACAGTTATGATGCCATTAATTATTTTTTACATGACTACACTCCATATTCCAAATTTTTTATAATGAAAAATGGAATGTCTAGTATTATTTATAAAATGTTAACTATTATCTCTCAAAATAATAATTATAAATTTTATAAAAATTCCTGTGTAAATAACATTATTTACAATTTAGAAAATAATAATTATATTATAAATTACACTAAAACAAAATCAAATAATAATATTACAATACAAGCAAAACATGTTATATGTGCTTTACCTAAATGTGATTTAATCAAATTTAATATTTTAAATAATTATAAAAAACAACTTAATACTATAAATGAAATAAGTAAAGTGCGTATTTTTGAAATTTATGATACCCCGAAAAATGATGTATGGTTTAAAACAATTCCTAAAACAACATGTAATACACAATTACAATTTATTATACCAATTAATCCTACTAATGGTTTAATTATGTCATCGTACAATGAAAATCTCTCAACACATAAAAACTATTGGAATGAATTATATAAAAAAAGCGAAATATTATTGAAAAAAAAATTACACGAAAAACTCAGCCAACTTTTTAATAAAACAATACCTGAAAGCAAATATATAAAATTACATTATTGGAAATATGGTGTAGCTTGCTGGAAAAAAAATGTTGATTCGTATTTTGTTTCTCAGCAAATATTGAATTTAATGCCTAATTTTTATATTTGCGGAGAGAACTATTCACAATATCAAGCATGGTGTGAGGGAGCTTTAATTACTTCTCTACAAGTATTAAAGAAACTTGAATGTTCTTTACTTAATTAATGATTTAAGTAGTTCAAGTTTATTACTAAAAACCATTATTTTAAGTATGATTTGTTTTCTCATTTTTATTAGTTTTTCTGCTTGTTTTTTTACACTATCATCATGAATATGTATTAATATAATTTGAAGTTTCAGTAAACTATTTTATTATTTTTGTAAATAATAAAATAAATATTTATTTTATAAATGAAGTTAAACAAAAGTAAATTCATTTATATTTTAAAAAATCTTGAATACCCAAGTGTTAGTAAAAAAAGAAATTGGGATACTATGTATAATAATAAAACTAGTACATTTTGGAATAATTTACTTTGGAATGCTATTTTAGAAGAATCAAATATAACTGGTAAATCCATTGATCGTTATGAATTTTATACCTTTTGCGATTATTATTGTAATAATCACAATGCAAATATAATTTTTAATTCAATAAATAATAAATCAAGATGTATTCATTTAAATGAATTTGAAGAATATCTTGAAAAACTAGATGATAAAGATTATATAAATATACTGAAATGTTTAAATCTATATAATACAAATATACAATCTCAACCTAAAACTGAACAAAAACCAGAAGCTGAACCAAAACCTGAAACTGAAGTTGAATCAGAAATTATAATAGAACCAGAACCAGAACCAGAACCTGAAACTGAAACTGAAACTGAACCTGAACCTGAACCAGAACCTGAAACTGAACCTGAACCAGAACTAGAACCTGAAAGTGAATCAGAAATTATAATAGAACCTGAAGTTGAATCAGAAATTATAATAGAACCTGAACCAGAACGAGAAGTTGAAACTAAAGTTGAATCAGAAATTATAATAGAACCAGAACCAAAACGAGAAGTTGAAATTGAGCCAGAATTAGAACCAGAACCAGAATTAGATTTACTCCCACAGCCTAAAGTCGAAGTTCGAGAAAACAATACATTTTTAAAAAAATGGTGTAATTATAATAATTTTATTAATAATATAAAAAAATATTTTTTCAAGGCATTTTATTAAAAATAGTACTAGTTTTATATACATAACACAGTCAAAATTTTTGTATATTATTTAATATTGGCTATATATAATGAAAAGTAATTATGATTATGATATATTTTATAAAGAATATTTTGCAAAAAAAAATAGAAAAAATGTAATAAATCATAATAAAAATCATATTAGTGATGAAAAAAATAATAAAAACAAAAACAAAAACAAAAACAGTGAAAAAAAAGAAGAAAAAAGAAAAAGAAGAAAAAGAAAAAAGAAAAAAAAAAAAAATATTAAAGGAAAAATTACTTTAAATATATCATTAATTATTATAATAATAGTTGTTATATTAGTATAAAATTACTATAAAATTAACATTAACATTAAAATTACATTAATATTAATATTAATATTAAAATTATATTAATATTAATATTAAAACGCTTACTTATAAATAAATTATGGAATTAACTATTTATGAAAAATAAAAGAGGGATAAATTAAAGTCGATTATTTTTTTTTGGGTTTTTTTGATTGATTTAATTTTTTCTTGTATTTTTTTAATTTTTTTTTTAGGATTCTTTTTGTTTTTTTTTCAGCGCGTCTATTGTATTTTTGTGTTTCTCTCGTTTTTCCAGGTGATTTTTTTCTTTCTTGTTCTTGTTTTAAAGTTTCTTGTAATTTTTTAATAAATAAAACTATCTGTGTATTACTTAATGTCAGTAATTCATTATCTGAGAATATTTCAGAATGTTTTGATAATATTTTATTTAATCCAGGATTAAAATATATAGAAGGATTTTCATTTTCTTTATAAATTAAACTTATAGCATTTTCCTCTAGTAATGTAAATAATAATGATTCTAAAAAGTTTAAATATTTTTTATTATATTTTCCAGCATCTAAATTATAAACAATAAGTCGTAATAATTCAAAATGTGATTCATGATTATTATAGTATTTTTCAAATGCTGTTTTAACTACATATTTTTTGGAAACCCAATTATTTTGATCTTTATTATATTGTTGATACATATTATTTAAAAAATCTTTATGAGACATTTTATATATAATTAGATTATTAAATAATAATATATAATTAAATAATAAATCAAATTCAAGAATAAATATGTATCTAATTAAATGCAATCATAAAATTTTTAGGTAAAGAGTTTGAACTAAAAAATATTATTTATTCACAATTAACATTAACATTAACATTAACATTAATATTTATATATATTTAAATATATAAATATTTATCGGCGTTTTAAATGTTAAAAGCTGTAATAAAATTAATATTAATTTATAATTTATTTAAATTATATTTTTATGCCGCTGCCGGGTCAACTGGATCTGCTGGATCAGCATTTTCAGCCGCTTCTTCTGCCGTGGTAATTTCATTAGATATTAATTTTATTCTATTTAAACATCTACCTGAAAAATTTTTATTTTGATCTAAAAATTTACTTAAACGCGCAATATACGATTCAAATTCTAAAGTTAATTTTTGTTTTTGACTTTCCAAATTCATTATTAAATTACCTACACTAAATCCACGTCCTTCACGTTCTTTAGCAGTAGCAATTTTATCATCAAACGACCCAATATCTTCTGCTAATTCACGCAAATTTGAAGTTGTACAATTTATTAATGCAAAAATTTCATTCATATCATATTTTGCATATGGGTCGGGGATTTTTTCAGGTTCACCTTCAACTTGATTACCATCAGCATCTAAATGTTTAGGATTAGCAATCATAGGTGGAGGGTAAGGATTCATATTTCTAAATTTACGTTCTTTTACTTTTTCTTTTGTGCTACCTTGTGGTATATCTTCTATTGCTAAAGCATTTTCAATTATTCCGTCACAATATTTATATAAATCTCCATATAATTTTTTAATGTAAACAGTTTTCATATGTGTAAAAAAATTCAAATCTATTTCTAATGATTCACTTTGAAATGTTAATGTATCTAAAGATGTTCCTACATCATAACCACGATTTTGATCTGCAATTACATCTTTTTCAAAGTCTCTCACTGCCCTAATATCACTTTGTAAATTTTCAATAAATTTATCCATTTCCGCATATTTTGAATTTATTTCATTCAATGTTGAATTATAACTGTCTGCATCTATTTTGTCACGTAAAGCACTATTAGAAGGTTTAATAGCCGTCATATTTTATAATATATTAAAATATATATTTTTTTACAAAAAATATATACAAATAACTACTAATTAATATAATAGTTTAATTTAGATAAAGGATAATTATTAGTAAAATTATTTAAATAATGATATTTAAATAAATGCCCATAACTGTTTTTATTAATAAAAACAGTACCATCAATATCTATTAAATCCTTTACTTCGGCGGGACAATTACATCCTAATTTTGCTACAAAGTCATTTTCATTTGCAAAACTTTCTATATATGGTAATTCATTTTTTATATATTTCATTTTTGATGCACAATTAGAAAAACAAAAAATTTCCAATTTTTTCAAATATTTTTCACTATTTAATCCTAATCTATTTAAATTACTCAGTACCTTAGATATTACAATTGTACCTTGAGAATATGCAATCACTATAATTTTTTTAATATTTTCATCCAATAGTTTAGAACATATTGTAAAAAGTGCTACTCTAGATGCTTCAGTTAATTCATCTGATTCTTTACCAATTAAAGCCTCTATTAAATCCCCCATTAGTGTATCGGATGCATTAAATAGTATATTTATGGGTTTATTTAAAAAATTTTCCAAATATAACTTAGAATTTATCGCTTGCTTTTTATTACCTAAAATACCATTTATAAAAATAAAACATTGATTATTTTCATCTAACTCATTTTCATTAATTATATATTTACTATCTTCTCCAAAAAAAATCAATTTTACACTTTTTGGAACCCATTTAGGACAATAAAATGGTAGTTTAATAAAACAAAAAGTATAAATAATATTAATCATATCAAAAAATTTTAAATTATTTAAAATTTTATTATTAGTATTATGTTCTTTTAAATTTTTTATTATATCATAACCAAATAATGCTCTAAATAAATTTTTTGTATCCAATAAAGCATAATATAAAATTTTAACAATTTTCATATTATTTACAAATAATATAATAAATATATACTAAATTTCTCTTTAATATTTATAAAATTATAATTTTTGTATTATAATTTTTGTATTATAATTTTTGTATTATAATTTTTGTATTATAATTTTTGTATTATAATTCTTGTATTATAATTTTTGTATTATAATTTTTGTATTATAATTTTTGTATTATAATTTTTGTATTATAATTTTTGTATTATAATTTTTGTATAATTTCTTATATATTTATTTATATATATGGATCATCTTAATAAAAATCTAAAAAATATTATTTTAAACGTTAAACCATCTCCTAATGATGATAGAGACTTTATTTTTTCTTCACATAATCATGATAATATAAAAAACCGACCTACTATTTTAGATTTAAGAAGTGAATTAAATCCAATAAGAAATCAGGGAATGCAAGGTACCTGTTATGCGCAATCGGCAGCATGTATGAAAGAGTGGCAAGAAAAACGAGACTATAATTTAAATGAATATTTATCACCACAATTTTTTTATAATAATAGATTCAATGTTTATGATGATGACAAAAATAATGATGAAGGTATGTTTGGGAGAGATGTTATGAAACTTTTAAAAAATGTTGGAATTTGTTATGAAAAAAATTATCCATATGGGTTAATAGAAAAAAAACACCAAATTAAGAATGAAATATTTCAAGAAGCCAGCAAACATAAAATTAAAGCATATGCACGAATATATACAATAGAAGTTCTTAAAGAATCATTATTTAAAAATGGACCGTGTTTAATAGCCTTTCCTACATATAGTAATTATAGTGAATTTTGGAAACCTTTATACACAAATCAAAAACTAGAGGGTGGTCATGCTGTTACAGTTGTTGGATATTTAGAAGATTGTTTTATTATTAGAAATAGTTGGGGAAGTGATTGGGGAGAAAATGGTTATTGTTATTATAAATTTAAAGACTGGGGAGCACATTGGGAAATTTGGACATCTATTGATGAAAAAACAATGAATGATTTACAACCTAAACCAGAACCTAAACCAGAACCTAAACCAGAACCTGAACCTGAACTAGAACCTGAACCCGAACCAGAACCAGAACCTGAACCTGAACCAGAACCTGAACCAGAACCAGAACCAGAACCTGAACCAGAACCAGAACCTGAACCAGAATCAGATATAGAAGTTAAACCAAATATAAATAATATTTATACATTGTTTATTAAAGTAATTATTTATTTTGTGGAAAGGGTAAAAAAATACATTTTATAATATGCAGTATCTAAATTTGAATAAAAAAATAAATCAAAAATATAATTTAGGAAAAACAAAAATTATATCTTAATTATGATGTATTATTTACCATAAATAAACATGACTTAAAATTTTTGCATTATAATAACCTTTAGATTTTTTTTTCTCTAATTTAATGGCTTCACCTCTTTTTTTTGTTCCTGAATGTCTAGCAAAATAACGCTGCATTCTTTTTCTTGTATTATGATTTTTATGAGAATATAATTTTAAAGGAGTTCTGTCTTTATATTGAGGATAATCTGAAGCTCCAAAATGAATCTTTCGTACTTTACGAGTTTTTTTATCTCTCACATAAGCAGTATATTTTTTTTTATGTGGACCTTTTTCAAATTTAATAATAGTTTCTTTCATTTTTTTATTTTTTATAATATATTTATATATTATTTTTTTTATTATTAAATAAATTATAGTTATTATAATTGTATAATGTATTATTGAATGTACCTGTGGAATTTTTTTTTTACGTATAAATTTAAATTTTAATAAAATAAAAATAGTTATACATATTATAACAGAAATTTGATAAAATTTCTTTTTATAATATTTTTTTGTATAAATTATTATAAATACTATTACTACTAACCAATCCAATAATCTATAAATATCATTTTTAATCCATTTATCTAATCTACTATGATGTTTACTAGATGTAAACCCCATAATTATTAATATAAAATTAAATATAGTTACTTTATTTAATATTAATTGATATATACTAGATATTAATAATAAAATAATTGATGAATGATAAGAATGTTTTTTATAATACATAACTAATGTAAAACTATAAAATAAGATTAATATTATAACTAAATTTGATTAATATTATAACTAAAAATATTTAATAATTTAAATATATAATCATTCTGACGTTTCATCCTGACGAGGGGATAAACCCTTAAATTTTGTTTTAATTCTATATTTTAACGCACTTACTTTATTTTCTAACTTTTTAATTTTTCTATTTTTTCATTATTTTGAGAAAACGCGGAAGATAATAATTTTTTAGTAAATTTTTCATGACCTTTTCCTTTTCTTTTTTTTAACTTTAGTTTTTTTTTATTTATTAAAGTTTTTGCAATATTATATTATATTATATTATATTATATTATATCTCATATTATAAAATGAATGTTCCAATTAAATATTTACCAAAAAGATTAACTAAAAAAGATAGAAAAATACTAAAAAAAGAACTAAAAAAATCAAGAAAAGGTTATAAAAAAGGAAAATATATAACAAGGAAAAAAATTAAATCATTTAAATCTAAAAAATCACAGCATATTTTAAATGCAGAAAAAATATATAAATTAAAGAATTTAGCAGTAAATAAAGAATTAGTTAAAAAAACTGGATGTTCTTCAAAATCTCTCAACGCTATAATTAAAAAAGGACAAGGTGCTTACTATTCATCGGGTTCAAGACCAAATCAAACTCCACATTCTTGGGGTTATGCTAGATTAGGTAGTTCTATTTCAGGAGGTAAAGCAGCAGCAGTAGATTTTAATATATTAAATAATGGATGTTCAAAAAAATCTAAAGCATTAAGATTAGCAAAAAATGCTAGAAAAAAATTTGGTTATGGGTCAAGAAAAGTTCCAAAAACAAAAATTTAACGACTATATAGTAAATCAGCAGTTCCAGATTGAAATCGCAAAATATTGAATCTCTCTTCCATAACAGTTAAATTATAATTGTATTTATAAATACTAGTTGGTTCTTTAGAAGTAGCAATAACATCACCAGTTATAGGATCACAAATTGTTGTGAAATTAACATTAGAAAAATCAATTGGAGGATTTTCATGATTATTAAATTCAAATTCTATATTTTTGAATTTATTAGTATTAAACGCACCAGTTGGTTGATATTTATATGGATCAGTTGTTAAAGAAAAATTATAATGATACAATCCTTCTTTTGAATTACCGTTAGTTTTAGTATATTTTTCTAATTTATCATATATTCCTGCTGGAAATGAATTTTCTCTATATTTTCCATCAACTACAATTGCAAAATTTTTAATTATTTCTTTTTGATTAGTTTGTTCATACACTGTAGGTTCATAACCAGTAATATAAATATTTTTCGATGTATCATTAATTTGATATATATCATTTGTTTTATAAAAAATTAAATTATCTGGATTTTCTAATTCAGTCAATTTTTTTAGATTATTAGGAATAATATTTTCATATGGCCAATTTGTATAATTAGACCATTCATTTCTTTTATATACATCATCTCTCTGACTAAACCACATCCAATTTGATACTAATCCATTTGATTCTAAATTTACTTTGGTAGATTTATTAACTCTCTCAAATTTATATTCATATACTTCTCTTATTAAATAATCTTGAGTATTATTAGCAAATAAAGTTCTTTCTTGGTTGTCTAAAAAACATTGCGTAGTCATCAAATGAATATTTGCATTTATATTTGTTCGTTTATCATAATCTGTACCAGATGAAATGTCTCTAACTGGTGGTTCTTGAATAAATCTATAAAATCCATAAAGTTCATTCGTATTTTGTGATGCTTGTATTCTAGGTATTTCATCATAACTATTGTATGAAGTATCATCTAAAATATCTTTTATTGTAAATAACTCTTGGATTGGTCTTAAAGTAAAATTAATTTCTAATTCAGCATATTGCAAACAAATTAATGGTAAAGCCATATTTGATAATAAAGTAAACCAAGTATTTAATGGAATATATAAATCACGACTATATATAGAAGGCTCAATTCCATTTGAACTACCATCATGTAATTTAAATGCATTAGGATAATTGTTATTTCTATTTGAATATTTAGCAGGATTATTTAATTCATCTATATTGCCGGTCATAATATTGTATAAGTCTTTTTTATTACTATTAAAATCACGTTCAACAATATTTTGTAAATATGTTCCTGAAAATTTTTGAATAATACGTCCTCCTATTGTAAATTGAACTTCATGAATAATTTGACTACCTATATTTTTAATCCATTGAAATTCATATGGTCTATATTCATTAGAAGAATATTTATAAATTGGACTCCAAATATTTGGTAATGTAATTACTAAATAGGTATCCATTAATAGATCTCCATATCTAGGTATTTTAAAAGAGAAATTACTTTTTTGTGTCAAATGAATATTAGTTTGTCCTTGTTGATCTACTCTATATTTTTGTAATCCAAAATTAGTATATTTTGCATATTTAGTTTTAAAAAAACTTTTAGTTGGATTACCATTTAAAATTATATTTTGATTTCCAACTGCAATTAAATTTAATAGTCCGCCGGCCATTATATATTATTAATTATAATATTAATTATATTTATTATAAAATTTATTAAGTGTTTTTTATATTATAATAATATAATTAAAATGAGTAGTTCTGATAGTTTAAAACAACAAACTCAAAGATTAGTTACTGAGGCCACAAAACAAACGTTAGAAGTTTTACAATTAAATAATAATGATTCGGTATTTTATTTTATGCTATCATTAATTATTGTAGTATTTATTATTTTTTTAGTAATTTCTTGGATTGTTTATACTTTAAAAAAATATGATAGCTCTTGTACAAAATTAAATAAAATATATTTAGACAATAGCAAACATAAAACTTCTTCTTTTTCTAGTATGTTAGGAGATTCTTTTACTGTTAAAGACGCAGTATCACAAGACCGTAATTCAACGAATTACTTTGATCATTCATATAACTCTTTAATAAGAAATTATTACATTAAAACTGCTTATAATGCATGTTGTGGCGATGGATATAAAAATAATTTTGTTACTAAATGTGCTTTAAAAAAATGTATTGAACTTGGTGCTAGATGTTTAGATTTTGAAATTTATTCTTATAATAATGAACCAATTGTTGCAGCATCTACTGCTAATAATAATTCTATTAAAGAAACATACAATTATATAAAATTAAGTGATGTATTTGAAATTTTAAACGAACAATGTTTTGATCTAGAATTTACTGATTGTGCTTATGATCCTATGTTTTTACATTTTAGAATAATGAGTGAAAATAGTATAATATATGATAAAATTGGAGAATATATAAAAAATAACTTAATTAATAATACAGATAATATTCTTGATGATAAAAAATATAATTATTATAAAAGTAATCCACAGAATTTTTTACGTGCTAATATTAATAATGGAGATTTTAATAAAAAATTTATTATTATGGTAAATACATTATATCCTACCACTTTACGAGATAGTAAATTAAAAAATTATGTACACCTTCTTTCTGGGACAAGTTCAAGCGGATTAAAAATGTATAGATACGATCAATTGGTTGCAGCCGGTAGAGAAAATCCACTTATAATAGATGAATCAAAAAGTAGTTTAATAATTGCTTTACCTAATTTAAATAATAGCTTAGAAAATCATGATCCTCTTTTAGCTTTAGGTAATGGATGCCAATTTGTAGCTATGAAATTTCAAAATTTGGATAACAATTTACTCGGATATTATAAAATGTTTGCTGATAGTGGTGGAAATGATGGTGGAAATGGATTTTCATTTATACTAAAACCAAAAGAATTACGTGAAGATATTTTACCTCCTGATCCTCCGGTAGATGTGGTAGAGCTAAACCCCGCAGGTTCAGATTCTATAGGCGGGGGTGGGCAATGGTGGACGGGCTAGTGCGCAGCGCCCGCGCCACGCGGGTCTAAGCTCCCGCCCCGGACGAGGGCGCCCAGCCCGCTCCCTCCCACCACCCGAGGGCTCGAGATGGCCTGCATCGCGTCGGTGATGGCCAGCTGGTAGCAGCCGAGGTTGTAGAGGTTTTTCAAGTTGAAGAGCTCATCATCAGCCGCCATCGCTGGGCAGGATGCGCACCTCGGCGAGCCCTGCGCGCGAGGAAGGGTGCGAGGGTGGGCATTTACTTCTCCAATGAATAACTTATGATACATGAAATTAAAATTTTATATTAATAATTTTGATTAGTATAAATTATAAATTATAAATTATAAATTATAAATTATAAATTATAAATTATAAATTTTATATTAATAATTTTGATTATTATAAATTATAAATATATATATAATGAAAGATATATCTTTTCAAGAAAAAGAACTAAAAATTTTACGTGAAGCGGTTGATAATGCCAATATTATTTTAGGAGAAAAAATGGCTCAATCTCCTGACATTTTAAGTATTATACAAATTTTAGAAGAATTTATTAGAACCAACAAATGTTTATGTTATGGAGGAACTGCTATAAATAATATATTACCGGAACAAGATAGATTTTATAATAAAAATATAGAAATACCTGATTATGATTTTTTTTCACCTTTTGCTCTTGATTATGCAAAAAAATTAGCTGATATATATTTTAATGCTGGTTATCAAGAAGTAGAAGCAAAAGCAGGTATCCATAGTGGAACATATAAAGTTTATGTTAATTTTATTCCAATTGCTGATATTACATATTTAACTAAAGAAATATATGATAACTTAATTAAAAAATCATTAAAAGTTAATGGTATTTCTTATTGTCCTCCTGATTTTTTAAGAATGTCTATGTATCTTGAATTATCTAGACCTATGGGTGATGTTAGTAGATGGGAAAAAATATTAAAAAGACTTATATTATTAAATAAAAATTACCCGTTAAAAGGTGACAATTGTAGAAGTAATAATTTTTTAAGAGAATATGAAGGACCTAAACATAATGTTATGGATATTTATAAAATTGTTAGAAAATCTATTATTAATCAAGGGTTAATATTTTTTGGAGGTTATGCAGCTAGTTTATATGGAAAATATATGCCAAAAAAAGAACGAAAACAACTTTCAAATATTCCTGATTTTGATATTTTATCACAAGATGCTAAAACAAGTGCTCAAATTATAAAAGAACAATTAATTCATGAAGGTTTTAAAAATATAATTATTAATAAAAAATCAGGAGTAGGAGAACTAATTACAGAACATTACGAAATTATGATAAAACATAATAACAAAATTGATGTTTTATGTTATATTTATAATACTAATTCGTGTCATAGTTATAATGTAATTTATATTAATGGAGAAAAGCTTAAAGTTGCTACAATTGATACTATGTTAAGTTTCTACTTAATTTTTATTTATATTAATAGACAATATTATGATGTAAGTAGATTATTATGTATGTCTGAATATTTATTTAAAGTTCAATTAAAAAATAGATTAGAACAAAAAGGATTATTAAAAAGATTTAGTATTAATTGTTATGGAAAACATCATACATTAGAAGATAATAGAGCCGAAAAAGCTCAATTATATAAAGACTTACGTGAAAAAAAATTAAAAAAAGGAAATATTGAATATGATAAATATTTTTTAAGATATGTTCCTTCTGAAGTTTCTAAAACCAGACAAGTTAAAAAAAACAATAGTAAAAAAAGTAAAAGAAGTAAAAGAAGTAAAAAACATAAAAATTAAATATTGTAAATAAAACATTTTCTATTGTTATTTTTCTTCGCTAAACCGTAATCTTTGCATTTTATTGTTTTTCCATTAACTATTTTTTTTAATTTACAAGTTTTCTTTGATTTAATACATCTTTTATAAAAAGATTTTTTAATATCTATTATATATGGTATTAAAAGTTCTGGATTACTTCTCTCAACATGACCTTGAAAACCATAAAATGGATAATTTTTATGTTTTATAATTTCAATAAATTCTTTTCCATTTTTATCTTTTGTTTTTGCTAATAAATATATTTTTTTGGTTTTATTTATCTTTTTTGGAGAGATACCTAATTTATTATTATGTATGAACTTTCTTGATTTATTATAAAATTTTTTATATTTCTCTCCATTGTTTATAAATATTGGGTCTTTCTTATAATTATAATAAGCATGAACATTTGTAAACAAATCATTTATTGATTCTTTTGATTCTATTAACATCGAATTTTGAAATCCATGACATATTGAGAGAATTGGTAATATATTCTCATTTTTATTAATAAATTTTACAAATTTATATATAAATTTTTGTTTTTTATAATGTTCCTTAATTTCTTTGGCGTAATAATAATTACCAATTTGACTCCCTGGGAATAGCAACCCATCTACATTTTTAATTAAAGTTTTTAATTTAATTTTAGAGAGAGTATAAGGAATTACTATAAAATCTATATTATTACGTTTAAAAAATCTAACAAAAAAATTTGTTAAAAATACTTGTTTCTCTTTATTTTTTTCATTTACATAAGGTGTTGCTAAAATTCCTACTATTGGTTTTTTCATAGTAATATAACTAAATATTAATATAATAATTATTATATTAATATGAAAATCAAAAAAAATATGACAAGAAAACTAATACGTTGTCGTAAAAAAATAAATATTAAATATTTATTTTTTTATAAATATTAAAATTATATGATATATTATGATAATAAAAATATTTTAACTTAACCGAGTTTTGGGAAACCAACAAGATTCGCACCAATACCGAAACCGGCACCTGAACGTGCACTTGCACCCATTGTAGGAACAAAGGTGTCCAAAATCGAAAATGTAGCTGCCGCCATTAAAGCAATAATAGCGATTTCTTCAAATTTCAAGGCGCGTTTTTCTGGAGGAATGACAAATGCGACAATTGCAACCATTAAACCTTCAACTAAATATTTGATAGCTCTTTTTACTAATTCTCCCATGCCTGGATTCATTTTGTTTATAATAATAAACAAGAAAAAAATAAATAAATTTAAAATAAATTAAATTAAATTAAATTATATTAAATTAAATTAATTTAATTAAATTAAATTTAATTTAATTTGTTATTATAAAAAAAATAACTTAAAATTATAATTTAATTTATTTTTATATAATATGTCTACCAAAAAAAATGCTAAAGTAAAAGAACAAGAAGTTAAAAATCCTGAAGAATCTAAATATATAGATTTACTAGATGAAGATAAACCTATTGCTGGACAAAAATATGTATGTTTAAGTTTTGTATCGCCTGAAGATATTCTAAAAGATAAAAAACTATTTTATTTTGAAAAATTTCTTAAACATTTTAATTTTAAAAAATCTATGGACAAATATACACAATTTTTAAATTTTATAAGTTATAAATATAATATAGATTTTCAAAAACTTTCTAAAGACCTAGAAGAATTTGTTATTGAAGAAAAAGATAAATTAATTGATACTACTATTGAAGATGATTATAAAAGTTTTGTTGATAATTCTGAAAAAAAATTACAAGAAGAATTTAGTAAATTATATAATTATCAAACAAATACTCGCGGTATTAAAGTTAGAGGAACATTTGGTTCTCAAGAAGAAGCAGAAATGAGATGTAAAATTTTAAGAGAAAATGACCCTAATCATGATGTTTATGTTGGACAAGTAGGTTTATGGATGCCTTTTCATCCCGAAGCTTATAAAACTGGTAAAGTTGAATATTTAGAAAAAGAACTAAATGAATTAATGTCAAAAAAGAACGAAAATGATAAAATTAATAAAGACGAATTTAATAAAAGAGTAAAAGATGCTAAGAAAAAAACAATTGAAGAAAATATTGCTAAAGCACAAAAAGAAGGTAATAAATTAATGCAATCTATTGATGAAGATGGAAATCTTATAAATGCTGATAGAATGGATGTTCCTGGTAAAAATTTATTATTTGGTGATGGAGAAAATGATGATGTATCAACTGCTGATTTACGTAAAGAATTATTTGATGGTGAAAATGTTGTTTTAGATAAAAATAATGATCATGGAATTGGAGAAATTTTAGAAAGACGAAAAAAACTAGAAAAAGAAAAATATAAAGAAAACGATACTTCATTTTTAGATAAATTAGATGAAGAAAGACAACAAAATGAAAAATTGGCTGCTATGGCAGATGGAATGGAATCTGTTTCTGAACCTCCTAAAAAAGACGATGTAACTAATATAATAGATTAATAATAAATTAAAAATATAAACATATATAAATAATGTTTTATCCAAAACCAGAAAAATCAGAAAAACCAAAACCAGAGTTTATAAGATTATGGGCTAAAAAAGGTTCTAGATTTACCGAATATAAAGATTTTGTATCTCCACTTACACTAGATACTAGAAATTTTATTAAAGATATAACTATCAAAACTCTACGTGGTGAAGGAGATACTAATATTGTAAAGACATTTGAAGGATATAATGAAAATGGAAAATATCGACATCATCTAATGACATATATAGATAATATACATCTTACAATTTTTAATGATACAAAATTTGAAGAAGAAAATCATATAACTATTGCATTTATTGATGATAGTAGATTTGCTGGATATTTTAATCTTAAGGAATTTACAATTGTAAATAAAATGGAAAGTAAAAAAGACCCACCACCTCAAGGAAGTATTGCAACAATATTAGAAAAACATAAAATATCACATTACCCCATTATAGAAAAATTAATGTACACAATATATAACGACGATAATATACAACAGTGGTTACGCAAAGATTCTGACCCTAAAGATAACTCTTTATTATTTCGACAACCTTCTCTGGATATGCAAGAAACACAACAACCTTTCTATCCTGATTATGAGCAGGACGAATTAGACGACTTGCCTTCACCAAAAAAACAAGAACCAATAGTTACAAGAAATAATAGTAGTAGACTGCGAAGAAGAGAATCTAGAAAATTTACACCAATTAGTAAGCATGAACGTGGTATGGGAAAAAAAACAAAAAAAGAAAAAAAAATAAAAAAAGAAAAAAAAACAAAAAAAGAAAAAAGAGAAAAAAAAGAAAAAAAAGAAAAAAGAGAAAAAATAAGAAGCAAAAAAAAACCAAAAAGAAAAAAAACTTAAATAATTATTATATTTTAAATAATAATTATTTATATGGACAAAGGTAAAAATTCTAATCGTAAATTAAATTAATAAATTTTGCTTATTAATGTGAAAAAATCTATAAATTATATAGATTTACCTGAAAACCATAATTGTGTTATAATTATTCAAAAAAATAATAAACAAAAAAAATTAGAATCCATAATATATATTGTAGATAAATAAAATTTAACGTAAATTTAATAATTCAATTCCTACTGAATTTACGTAAGGAATATTATTATTATTAAATTTTTGAAATTCATTAATCCATTGTATTATACAAAACCATAATGTAGAAGCTGCAAACCCTTTGTTATCAATATTATTATGATATTTTTGAAATATTAAAGAAAATTTTTGTAATTCATTTTCAGTAGGATTAAATTTATGGAATATATTTATTATATTTTCACACATTTCATCAGTCGTTTCAAACATTTGTAATAACTTTACACAATCATCTATACTTTTTATTTTAGATAATTTAGTTCGTAAAGTATATTTAAATGCTTGTTTACTATAACTTTCTATAAATCTATTGGTATATTTACTAAATACTGAATTATGATACTCACTCTCTGAACTATAAGTATTACTTAAAAATCTATATAACATAAAAAAATATTTGTATATAAAATGAAAAGTAAAAAAATATAAAAAAAATAAAAATTTAATAAATAATTTATAATAAATTATTTATATTCTAAACTTTAAATCACAGATGAAAAATAGATTTCTTAATAAATTTTCGAAATTTAGATAAACCAAAACAGTAAATTAAATAAGGAATTTTAGTAATTAAATTTATTTACCATTTACTTTTACGAACATTAATTTTAGGACCTTTTTTTTTATCTCGTGCATTTGGATCATAAACTTCTTCTTCATCATCTGAATCCATATTTTTAGATATTTCCCAAAATTCTTTAGAACCTAATTTGAAAGTTTTATGAGAATCTGCTTTATACCAAAATATCTGTTCACTCAATTTATTAGTTTTCGCATTATTATTTATTACTAAACATTCATAATTTTCGGTACATTGATCCATAACTTGACAAAATGATTCAAATGTTGGAAACATACCAGCATAATTTTCATATATTTTTTTTCTATTTGAAATATATGGTTCTCTCAAAATAAATACATAATCAATATTTGTTCTTAAATTTGGAGGAATACCTAATGGATATTGCATAGTAATAACTAACATCATTTTCCAATGACGACCATTCATAAATAATAATCTCATCATTTTATCTCTTGTCCAACTAGCATCAAATAAACAATCATCTAATATAACAAAAGCACGAGGATCAATAGTAGATTTTTTATAAACTTCTATTTCCTTTTTTATTTGTTTTAATACTGTTCTTTGTCTTTTTAATATATTTTCTATAATTGCTGAATTATATTCTTCGTGAATAAATAATTTAGGAACATGTTCACTATAAAATCCATTTCCAGCTTCAGTACCACTAATTACTGTACCAATAGGAATATCTTGATGATAATATAATAAATCTCTAACTAAATAAGATTTACCTGTGTCACGACGACCTATTAAAACTATAACTGGTCCTTTATTTTCGTCTGGTTTAAAACTAATAGATTTCATTTCAAATTTTTTTAATTCTAAAGTCATACTTAATAAATATTACTAAATATTTATTTATTTAATATACGCAAAAAATAATAAACAAAATCGTTAGAATTTAGAAAAATATTTATAATTATTTAAATAAATGGAATTAAATTACAAAAAGAATAAAAATAAAGAATTATTTACTCAAATGGGAGATGAAAAATTAGTCAATATTAATAACTTGCAAAATTATATACCAATTTATAGTAATTTTTTTAGTTTAAATGAAAATAATTTTAATTCTATTAATTTAAATAATAATTTTAAATTAAATACAATTAATGAAAAATTAGGTTATTCAAAATTTAACGGAACAATTATAGATGATAGTAATAATGTAATTAATAAAAAAATATTTTTTAAATATGGACCATTAGTTGATCCTATAAAATATATGTTAGGAAAATATGAAAATAATATTTTTGAATTACCTAAATTTGATACTAATCAAAATCTTAATAAAAAAACAGTAGATAGCAATAATTCTGCTTATACTGATGGTTTTTTTTCTTTTTTATCTAGTTTATTATTAAATAAATATGACTTTTTAAATGGTATTGATTATTATGGTTCTTTTTTAGGTATAAAAAATAATTTTGTTGTAGATATAGAAGATGATTTAGAATATTTAGATGAATCAGAATTTTTTCATAAAAATAATAATATATTATTTAATATTCAAGAAAACAATAATTATAAAAATTATTTTAGCAATACAAAAAAATTTAAACAAGCACTAGTAATTGATAATGAGAATATTATTGATGAAGAATTAAATATAGATGATTTGTTTAATAACAAATTAAATATTGATAGTAATATAACAAACAATAATTTAGAAATTGAATATACTCAAACTTTAACGGAAGATAACATAAAGAAAAAAAAAGTAAAAACAAATGAACAAAATGAGAGCGAAAATTCTTGTTCTTCTAGATATTCTAATACTGAATCAAGTAAAAATGAAGACTCTGAAGAAGAAAATGATAGTACAAGTGAAGAATCTGAATCTGAAAAAGAAGAAGAAATATATGCTAATATTTTAAAATTTCCAGTTCAAACTATTGCATTAGAATGCTGTGATGATACTTTAGATTCATACATAATTAATAATAAAATTAAAGATGATGAATGGGAATCAATTATATCTCAAATTATCTTTTCTTTAATTACTTATCAAAAAGTTTTTGATTTTACTCACAATGATTTACATACAAATAATATTGTTTATAATAAAACCGAAAAGAAATTTTTATATTATAAATATGATAATAAACACTTTAAAATTCCTACTTTTGGTAAAATTTATAAAATTATTGACTTTGGAAGAGCTATTTATAAATATAAAGGTAAGATAATTTGTAGTGATAGTTATGCGCCTGGTGGTGATGCACATACTCAATATAATACTGAACCTTATTTTAATGAAAATAAAGCAAGATTAGACCCAAATTATAGTTTTGATTTATGTAGATTAGGATGTTCATTATTTGATTATTTTATTGAAGATATAGATAGTATAAAAAAATTAAAATCTCCTATTAAAAAAATTATGGTTGAATGGGTATTTGATGATTCAAATAAAAATATTTTATACAAAAATAATGGTTCTGAAAGATACCCCGATTTCAAATTATATAAAATGATTGCTAGAACAGTACATAATCACAAACCAGAAAATGTTATCAAAAAATCTCTTTTTGAAAAATATTTAGTTCCCAAAAAGAAAATCAATAATCAATCTGGAATTTTCAATATCGATAATTTACCTATTTTATGTTAATTTATTTAATTTAATTATTTTTTTAATTTATTTAATTTAATTATTTTTTTAATTTATTTAATTTAATTTAATTATTATTTTAATTTATTTAATTTAATTATTATTATAATAAAGATAATTTGATAATTGTTTTTCAAGAGTTAGAACTCTGAAATATAAATTTTCAATAGATAATGGTTTTGTAGATTCTTTTTTATGTAATTTAGTATATTTATCACATCCAGCAGAATGTCTTAATGTAAATAAACTTTTCTTTTTCCAATCACTGCCAGTAACTTTTTCACTCATTATATAAATATCACCACTATTTATAGTTGTTTTAAACATTATACCAATTGGATTGCAATTTTTAAACCAATTAAAACATAAGCACATAGATTTTCCAAATCTACAACCTATTACTTTTAATCTTTCAGAATCACCGTGCCAACCTATACCTTGTTTTAATGTGTCGTCATATTTATTTCCTTCACATTTAAGGTCTTCATTTAAAATGTTACATATTTTATTTTTTTCTTTATTAAAATTAGAGATATTTTCATAAGAAACAATTCTTCCTTTTTTATTTTCATAATCAGGAGTTTGATTATAATTATCAAAACATAAATTACTTCTTGCATGTTTATTTAAGACTTTTTTTCTTCGTATGCAGTAATATTTTTTATCCCAATCTAATTTAATTAATTCATTATAAATTACTTCATGATTTTCGATAGCATTTCTAATAATTAATAATTCAGCATATTCATTATATTCTGAATTATTTAAAAATTTTGTTAAATCAATTCTCTCAATTTTTTTATTTTTATATTCATTAACAAATTTATCTATAATATCTTTGTTAAATCCTATTTTAGATTTTTTTCCATTTTTTTTCATACCTACATGATTTTCACTACATTCACAAAGACTTAGAGTTATTGTTGATTCCATTTTTTATTTATTAAATTAAAAATATATTCAATTCAATTTTTCTTTAATATTTATATTATTAAAAATCAGGTTTACTTACAAATACTGATGGGGCAGCTTTAATGTTTCCTATTAATTCGTTTAAATTAAATTGTTCTAAAATTATTAAACATAATGTCGCTGCTATAAAAACTAAAACTGTATCCTTAAATAAATCTTTTAAAGGTTTATTTTCTTTCACTATTAATCTCATTTCAACAAATTTTAAAACAAAATATATTATACTAATAATTGATGAAGTCAATATTTGATTCATTTATAATTTATTATTATAAATGAATTATACTTAAATTAACGAATTACTTTAATTCCATAATATCTAAATCGATTAAAGAATCATCTTCTTTAATATTCAATGTCTCTAAATCTAATTCATCTGGATCAGTAGTATCTAAAGTTTTAATATCTAACTCTAAATTTTCATCGTGTTTACTTTCCAAATTTAATTTCAGATTTTGTTCTTCATCATCTGTTTCATAATTAATCTCATTTTCTTCACTATTTTTTTTAGCTATTTGTTTTGATACAATTTCGTTATGATTATTATTATTATTATTATTATTATTATTATTATTATTATTATTATTATTATCATCATTATTATTATCATTATTATTATCATTATTTAATGATTTGTTTGCATTTTTAATTGCTTCACTTAAATTTTGTTTACTTTCTTTCTTGATTTTTTCTTTTACTTCTTGTTTAGCTTTTTCTAATTCTTTTTCTTTTGCTTCTTTTGCTTGTTTTTTTATCATATCTTCGTCTGCTATTATTTCTCTGGTTTCTTCAACCTGAACATCTGTTTCTAAAGTTTCATCTAAATAGATTCTAAGTATATTTTCAACTGGAATATTATCTCTTATTGTATTTAATAAACATTCTTTTATAATAATTTCTAACTCTCTATTATTTTTTTGAATCTGTAAAGGCATTATGTCTTTTTCAAATAAATAAACATTTACATATATTTTTCTAGCAACATTAATATAAGCTTTATGAATAAAACTATTCAAATTTGGTATATCTATATCTACTTTTTTTTGTTTTAATCCAACTCTGGATGATGTTAATGACTTTAATACTGTTATATGAACACAAGTTAGTAAATCTTCTAAATAATTGCAACAACTACTTTTTTGTATTCTTTCTTTTTCGACATTTACAATTTCTGAACTCCATTTTGGTATATTATTTAATAGATTCTGAAAAGTCATTAAATATTTTTCTTCTTCATCATTATCTATACACATTTTATATGCTTCATCAAATAGTGATTTAATACCTTCAATTATGCAAGGAGTTAAAAAATTAATTAATCTGGCACACCATTCATTTTTAGATTCAGAAATAGTATTTAAATTAAAATCATCCATTTTATTTAAATAAACCCAATATTTTCTAAATTAATATTATTACGAAAATATATATAATTTAAACAAAACATTATTATCAATAATTCATTTCTTATTTCTTTCTTATAAATATCTAAAATAAACAAAAACTTATATTTTTCTTTACAATCAATTAATCTATTTTTTATATAATAAAGCAACATATTTCCTGTAAACCCATTATTATATAATTTATCTGTTAAATTTAATATGTAAACTATTTTATCCGAATAACTTAGATTATTTACACAATCATCAAAAACGATAAATTTATTTAAATAATAAATTTTTTTTGAAAAGAAATCATTATTTTTTTTTTCATCATTATTTACATTTATCTTTTTATTACAATATATCTCACTAAATCTCGATAATATTGGCTTTAATATTTTAAATTTATCATCCACTATTATAAAAAATCTTGTACTATGATTATATATTTCTATACATCTTCTTAATGCAGATTGTGCATCAATTGTTAATTTATCTGCATTAAGTAAAATTATTGATTTAAACATATAATTATCATTTTTATTTATAATTGTATTAGCAAAATGTTTTAAATTCTCTCTTATAAATTTTATATTTCCTTTACCATGTGAACAATTAATAATTAATACATATTTATGTATATTTTCATTTGTTTTATATATCATTTTTATTAAATATTTTAATAGACTTTTTTTTCCAGTTAAATTTCGACCATGAAATATTATATTTGGTATATTTTTTGTTTCATATAATTTATTTAGTTTATTTATTATATTTTCATCCATACAAAGATTATAAATACTTATTAATTAATTTTTAATTTATATTTTAATTAAATTATATATATTTAAATCAGAGAAAGCACACAATTTCTTTTAGAGTTAAAAATAATGACAATGAAATTATATTTCTAATATAAGTTAAGTTTCTATTATGTGTATTAGTAATATTATAAATTATAATTATCTCATAAATTTTATATTAAATTTTATATTAAATAATATATTCTTTATTTTATATAATAATGTCTTCTATTACAAATCAAATAGTAGCAAATATTAAACAAACCTCAACTAATTTTAATTCTTCAAGTTTTGTTAATAGTGAAAATGTAATATGTATTGATACATCAACAAATAGAATAGGTATTAATAGAAAAAATCCAGTTTATTCAATTGATATTTCTGGAAATAGTAGTCATAATGCTTTAAGAGTTTATGATTTACATATTAATAATTTGGCTAAAATTAAAGAAATTTCTTGTAATGAAATTTCTTGTAATATAATTAATGCTGATTCTTTTCATGTAAATAACATAGATGTTTCTGATTTAACATATAAATTACTTTCTGGTGATACAATTGATGTAAGTCTTTTAAATGTTTATGATATTAGTATATCCTACTTATTTATTCCTAGTTTATTATCTTTATCTTTAGATTTTATAGAGCTTTCAGGTAATAATATTTATTGTACATATATAAAGACAACCAATTTTGACTTCGAAGGTGTCTTTGAAACAAAGACGGCTATTATTGCAGATTTAAGTTGTACGAATCTTACAATAAGTAATGAGTTAATTACAGATACAATAAAGATTGAAAATAGTTTTATTTCAGAAGGCGAAGCTAGTTTTAATCATTTTTTTAGTAGTGATGCATGTTTAAATAATTTAATAATATTTAATGAATTAAGTTCAAATGGAATAATAAAATTTAATGAATTATCCGGAAAAAGAATTGATGCTAACTTTTGTACAATTAACGGACAACCTATTGTTAATGAAGATAGTATTGGTAATCTTAGTATTGGTAATTCAGACACACCTGGTACTTTTAGTGATTTAACTGCTACTAAATTAAATGTTAGCAATCTTTACGTAACTAACGAGTTAATTAATTATGGAACAACTAATTTAGGTAATGGTGCTTTAATATTACCTGATTCTGAAAATCCATTATCGATTATTGAACAACAACAACAAGGAAGTATCGCGGTCGATTGTAGTTCAAATATATTAAAAATATATAATGAAAGTAAATGGAATAATATTTTATTAAACCTTAATTATGCTAATATGAGTTTATGCAAAAGTATATCTGGTAATGAAATATCTTATAATATAATTAACGAGAAGTTTAACTATTTTATTGCTGATTTTTCAAATTTAATTTTAAATGGCTATCCAAATTATAAATATATACCAATTAATTTTGATAATAGTGGCGGTAATAAACTTAATTTATCAAATAATAATAAAACCATTACAGTTAAAAATCCTAAAATAAATGACATATTTGAAATTCATGCAACAGTTGGAATTAGATATTTAAATAGAAATCCAGGTGATGTTGAACCAAATGATTATACAATTGGTATTTATCCAAATATAATAAATACTTATGATAGCATTAGACATAGTATTGATAATTCTTTTGTTACTTTTAAAAATAGTGTAATTGCTTTTGATAATAGTTACAATTTTGCTAATACATCAATCAATTATATTGGTCCACTTGTAAGTAATAGTTCCGGATTTAATTTTTATATTTCATCTAATAAAGATATTAGTTATATTTATATACATCAATTTAATGGAACAATTAAACAGCTTTGAAATTAAATTATAGATATAATTTTTATAAAATTTTTAAAAATTATATTTTTATTTTCTTATAATAATTCGCGACAGTCTCATCGCATTTGATGCACTTGAACCTAATTTATAATTATGTTGAATTGGTTTATAGAAAACTGGACAAGGACAATTATGAAACTGTGTATTAAAATCTTCTGTCTCTTCTTGTGGTGCTTCTGTTACAATAATGTCTCTTTTTAATATGGTTATTATTCCTACTCCTTTATTACTAATTGCTTTATATATTATTGCTTCTTCATAAATACCAGTTGTATTTGTATCAGCTAAAGTATATTCTACTTTAATATCTGGGATTTCACTAGATGAAGGAATTCTTGCTGTTAATCCAGCTATTAACAGCTCATTTGTAATTATAGTTCCTTGTTGAATTGATAAACTCCAATTTCTTCCTTGTAAGAATTCTTCAATAGGTAAATCATCAATAAAGAATATAGGATATTCAAACGCTCTTTCAATATTTACAGTTCTTGTTATTGTATTTTTATTATTAGCATTATCAATTACTGTATAGAAAATATCTATGAATGCATTATCTCCAATGAAATTTGTAGTTTCATTATATATATTTCTTACATCTATTATGATTGTTGAATATTTACGTTGTTCACTTTCTCGTAAATTTTGGAAGTTTTCATAACTTGGAGATTGTATATCATTATATATGATATCTATATTATTTAAATTATCAGATTTGTCATATGCTTCTTGATTTAATTCAATAAATGAAATATCTTCAATTAAAACTTGTAATAATGTATCTATACTTTCGTTAGTTGATAAAGCTTGGGAAAATGATAAATCAGTATTATTAAATATTAATGTGGGTGGAATATAATCTGGAATTGCCAAATCTAGTACTATAGTATCTACATATTTATTAGGGTATAAATAACTATTGTATTTTATATCAAATTTGATTTTAATATTATTTGAATAAAAACTATTAATTAATAATTTACTACCGCTCATAAAATAATTAATTCTATCATATATTTTATTTTTTTTTATAAAATTTGTAATTATTGCGTGGTGAGTATCTTTATAATATGTATTCATAGTTTCAGTTTTTTGCATTATATCACTTAAATCAGATATATTCGGATCATTATTTAAACTATTTATTTCACTTACTATAGTTGGTAATTCTATATAACTGTTATTAATTTCCACTAGTACTTCGTTATATAAGTTTATAAAATTCTCATATAAATTTTTTGTAAAATAATATATATTTGAAGTATAATAGTTATCATATATGTCAACATAAGTATAGTTGTTATTTGTATTTACTAGATTTCTTAACTTTAATTCTAATATAGTATTATCAAAACTATTTTTGATTTCATAAAATTTTATGAATGGATCTCTTAATTCATCGAATTGATTATAATTATCTATTGTAATATATGAATAACTTGGTTCTAAAAAAATTTCATGTTCAATATAACTGTTATCATAAAAATAATATAAATTGTTCTTAATAATATTATCAATATTCAAATTTATTAAACTAGCATCAGTAGATAATTGCTCTATATTATCAAAATTACGTATACTATCATAAGAATATTCTGATAATTCAATAGTATCATCATAATGATAATATGTAAAAATATTTTTTAATCTTAAATATTTTGCTTTAAGTTGCTTTGTATTATAAAAATTATTTGCAAATAATTTATTTAATGAAGTATTTGATAAAGTTAATTGATAATTAGTTGATATAAAATCAATAGAATTATATAATTCAGTAATATTTTGAAGGTTAGTATTATTTATAAATAAATAATCATTAGGATTATAGGACTGTAATAGATTATTAAAAATTATTTCATCATGCAATATTTTATATAAATAATCTAATTTAAAATTTATTATTATAAGAAAATTTTGTAAATAATTTAAATTATTTATTTTATTTTTATCAATAATTATATTTTGATTTGCTTCAATATCAAAAATATTAAACTCATTTATAAAACTTATATCTACTATTTTATAAACCAAATTACTTTTATTATATATATTCCATGGCACATCATCTGAATTATTATTATTTATATACATATATCTATCAAAATAATCATTTAAATCAATTAAATAACTATGACTATGTAATGTTTGTAATGAATTATCATAAGTATACGGATATAAATTATAACATATGTCATTTTTTGATATTGGTCTAATATCAAAATTACTTAAATATTTATTATTATTATCCAATTCATTATCGAAAAAATATTTAATAAATGATTTATATTTTGATAAATCGTATAATGAATTTTTATTATTATATATGTTTTCACTAATATCTGCAAAACAACCATATACATCATTTGATGATAATTCCAATAAATAATTTTTATTATTTGATAAATTATTTTTTGTTTCTTCTAAGGTTAAATTTGGTTCATTTACTTGAAAATTATTACACAAATCTTGATATTTATGAAAAATTAAAACATTATTTTCATCAATATACATATTATGATAAATATTTTGCATAGTTAATCCAATATATTGATAACTTGCATCACTTGTCATAGAAATATCTCTCACCGACAAAAATATATTATTTTTCAATTTTTCATTTACATCAACATCATTTGATTCATTATTATATAAATTATATAAAAGATCACTAGTATAACTAGAATCTAATAAATATTCATTTAATTCAATTAAACCGTTTGATAATAAAATACTTTCTTCATTAGATGGTTGAATATTTGTAAAATTACCAGATATATCACTCCATATATTTACTATAAATTCCTGAAATAATAAATTATTATTGTCTATACGATAGTTTGTATGTGTATTATTTAATGGAATATTTTGATTATACAAGATAGTTAATAAATCTTTATTAATATCTAAGTTAGATAAATCAATATATGTTTGTAAATTAAATGTAATAAAATTATCAAATACATGACTTAATCTTATTCTATTTGAAGTTAAATATTTTTCCAAAAAATAATCATATTTTTCATAACCATCTATTAATGATATTTGATTTATATATCTTAACTCATTAATTTTACTAATAAAATTTTCTTTAATTATGTTATTTGATAATAATTTATTTTTTTTGAAAAAATTACTATAATTATTTATTTCATCAGTATAAAATAAATCTAATATATTTGTTTCATATAATGTATTATTTGGATCACTTATTCGTGTATTTTTTGTAAATCCCTCAATACCTAAACAGTTTTCTGAAAATATATCTATTGTATTATCAACAATAACCCAATCTTTTCCATTTATTGATTTAGCTATAGTAGTTTCTCCTGTAGCTAACCAAACCGTACCTGTCCAAACAATCGAATTACATTCTGTAAATATATCAGTATTATTTATATTATTCCATATTATTCCATCATATGAATAAATTATTGATGAATAATTTCCTGACGTATATTTTTTACCAACAATAATAACCATACTATCATTAGCATCTATATCATTACCTATATCTATTTTTGTTTTTCCTAATCCAATCCAATTTTTACCATCATTTGAATACGCGATTGAATTAACTCTTCCTTCTCCTACTACAATCCATATATTTTCTTTTTTATAGAATACACCACCATTTCCTTCAACTGAGAATATAACTTTGGTATTTCCTCCGCTATCAGAAAATCCACCAGTCCAATTTAACCCATCATTAGAACTAGCAATTGAATTATTAATTCCATTTCCTAATGCTAATATATATCCTTCTGAATCGCCATTATGTTTTGAAAATCCATTAACTCGTGTTTCAAATACAGTTTTACCTAATTCACTCCAAATAATTCCATTACTAGAATAAGCTAAAGTATTTGTAGTTCCTTCGCCTCCTACTAACCAATATGAATTAAAATTATCATAAACCACCGCTTTTGCATAATTAAAAATTAATTTTGAATTAATAGTTGGATACCAATTTTCTCCATTGTCTGAGTATACAATTGTATTTTTTGTTCCACTACCTACTGCTATAAATCTTGAAGTTCCGTTATATGCAACTCCTAAGCCAGAAATATCTAATACAGTTTTACCTAGCCCATTCCAAGTTACTCCATTATTATCAGAAAATGCTATTGTATGTTTTATTCCTGAACCAACTACAACTGCTATATTTTCTCTTAATATATTAATTGATAAATTTTGAAGTAAATTAATTGAGGTATCTTTTGTATAATCATATTGAAAAATATAAGACTTAGTGTTATTAACACTAAAATCAAATAAATAATTATTACTTATATCATGACGTAAATTTTTGTTTGAACTACTGTTTTCGTACCTTTTAAATATTATTAAGTTTTTATGTTTATTTACTATAATATTATGATTTATATTTTGCTGTGTTATACAATTAAAATGTAAATTAGATGTATCAATTTGCATATTAGTACTAGTAATTTGCCTATTTAATGATATATCAAATTTTTGTGATAAAAATATTTTATTTTTTAATGATTCGTTATCAGCACCACTGAAACTGTCTATTAATACTGATGAATTATCTACTGTTAAAATATTATCATTTACATAAATATTTCCTTCTGTTATTAGTAAATTATTTCTTGTTTCTATTTTACCTCCCATATTTGGAAAATGTTCAGAATAATAATATAATGGTGATGGTGTTGTTATTGATAGTATTAATACTGTATATGCGCCGGATAATCCTGCTAATCCATAGTCTTTAATATCTTTGGTATATTCTTTTCCTCCATTATGTGTGCCATCTTTAGTTAAAGAAAATTTTATTTTATTATAAAAATTATTTTTAGTATCTTGAAAAAATGTATATTTTCCCATAGGTAAATGTAGATTCGGTCCAGAGTTATTATTTTGATTTTTTAAGTCTGGATATAATTCACCAGACAATGTAAAAAAGGAAGATGTATTATCTGATACATCTACTTTAAATGAATAACTAGGTAATGGTTTATTAAATATTTCATTTATTAAAATTGGAGAACAGTTTTCTTTATATAAAAATATATCTTTTAATATTATTCTATTCAAATCCATGTCCAAATATTCCATATTTGCTCTATTAAAATTACCATTTACAGTTAAATCAATTTCACCCCAATAATATTCATAACCTCCATAAGTTACAACATTTTCTCCAGATATACTTATTAAGTTACTTATATCTATATTATAACTAAAATCATAATTATATCCAAATACTCTAATTGCATTTGATGAATCAATTATATTTATTCTATATTTATTAATATATAAACCATATTTATAATTTATTCCTTTGGCAATAAAATTATTTAATCCATTAGTAGTTTTTGGTAAACATTCTATATTTACAACATGAACTTGTCTTGTTGCTTTTGTATTTGGATAATCTTCTAATTGATATTCTAGAGTATGTATATCTAAAATATCTTCACGTAAACCTTCAACTATTTGGATCGTCTTTTCTGTTAATTCTCCTAAATAATAATCATATGCTCTACCTAATGGGTCTATAAATGCGGTAAATTGTTCATGATAAGTTTTTAAAAATATATTTCTATTAAAATCTTGAGTATAATTTAAATTAATAAAAGGTAAAAATCTACTAACAGTTATACTTCTTGATATATCTGAAATATTATTACTTTTTTCATCAAATACTTGATATTTTTGAATAAATCTAGAAAAAGATATATCATCTTCATTTATCGATTTGAATTCAATTAAATTAATTAAATTATTTCTACAAAAATCAATATATTCACCATCTTGTTGATTTAATTCACTATAACTTACATATAAAGATAAAGAATTATCATATATAGATGGTAGAGTTTCATTACTTAGGGATTGCGTTTTTCCGAATAATTTATCATATATATGTATACCTGGAATTGAATACATCGGATTACCATTATCATCGCTAGTAAAATAATAAGGATTTGATAAATTATTGTTTTTTAAATAGTTTACATTTGTTTGTAATGTGTTATATGTATCTAATGATAATAATGGAATATTAATATCTGATATATCTTTATAATCAGGCGATAAAATAAAAGATAATTCGGGGGGACTCGAATTAATAATTTTGAAATCTATTTCTTCAACTGATGATTTAAAATTTTCATGCTCGAAACTTTGAAATATAACTTTATGAATTCCTAATGTTAAAGTAGTTATATTGATTATCACTGTATTATTATTATCTGGAATTTTAGTATTTCCATAGCTTGAACTCATATCAAAATGTAATAAATTGAAAGATTGTTTTTTTCTTACTCGATAAATTATTGTTTTATTTACTTCGTCATATACTATATCAGATACATTAAATAATGATGATAAATTATCTATATTATTATTTATTAAATTATTAAATTCAGTATTAAAATTTAAATCTAAATCTAATACATTTCCACTTATTGAAAGTTTTGGCGTTATTACAAACTTTTCAGATTCGCTTATAGTAATTTTTAAAATTTTCTCACTTGAGTTATTAAATATATCAAATGCAGTATATTTTATTTCATAAGAAACTGATGCATCACTTGTATCATTTGAATCTAATAATAAGTTTGATGATGTTAACTGATGTATTTTATTTCTTTTAAGTGGATCTGAAGCAAAATTTATTGTTGTAAAATTTTTTGTACTACTATTACTATTTGTATCAATTAAAGTTAAATCAACTATAATTTTAGATAAATCCGAACCTATATCTTCAAAAAATGCACTAGGCATATATAATTCATCAAATTGTTTTATAGGTTTTGTATTATCGGTTATATCTGTGGATAATGATATTATTGGTGGTTTTGAATCATTTACTTTAATAAATCGTTCTAAAACTGCTGATTGATTATTTTTATCTATAGCTTCATATAAAATACTATAAGTACCACTTTCTGGGTTATTAATATCAAAAGAACTATCGTAACTTATTTCAAAATTTGTATATAAATATGAAATACTTGTATCATAATTTCTATAATAGAATTTATCAAATTCACTAAAAGCATTTATACCTAAAATAAATGAAGCATCATTAAAAAATTCACCTGCTTCATGTTCTATTTCTATAGAAGGAATTTCATTAAAACTGGGACCTTTATTATTAATTATTAAGTTTATATTTATAGGTTCTGAAGTTATATTATATCCCTCTTGTAGAAGTATAGAATAAAAACTTATATCATCATAATAAACAGTTGAAATATCTCCAGTTACAGAATAAATTAATGCAGATGGATCATATTCAAAATTTCCACTAAATGAAGTTATATGTGGAGGAAAAATATAACTTAAATCTAAACTTATATCAGAAGTTAATAGTCTAGAATGAGATAAACTGAAGTTTGATAATATATTATAATTAGTATCTCCAAACGTAATATAAATTCTATCATCATATTCATTATTTGAAATAAAAGATATTGATGGGGCACTAGTATTTATAATATTAACTTTTCTATTTATTGAAATATCATTATATTGGTTATCTGAAATTTCATAAACTATAATTAACGATGTATCAATATTTGAAAATAATGCTAATGATGATATGTCATTACTTATATCAGTTATTGTTTTAATATTTTTTTGCTCATGATTTGTTCCTAGTATACTAATTACATAATTAGACTGATCTATTTCATAATTATCTATTAAACTAAAATTAAAAATAATTGAACTTAATTCAAAAATTAATAAAGATGAATCTTGTAGATAATTTATTGCTTGATATGAAAAATCTTTATAATCTGATGAAAATAATGCATAACTTAAATCTCTATTACTAGTATAATCAAATGAAAAATCAATAGATGGAACACTAGTATCTACTATATTCACTATTCTTCTAATATTAAATGAGTTATCACAAGCATCTATAACATTATAATTAAATGTTAAAGGTTCTACTTTATTTCGACCAATTGTTACTTTATTGAAACAATTATCACTATTTAAAACATTTCTTAAACCTGTTGTAGTAAAAGATATATCACCTTCACCACTTATAGACAATGTAATCATTGTAGTTAAGTCAGTATGTGGATTTTGTGGAAAATAATTATCACTAACTTCAAATGTATTAATTATAAAACTTAAATCATCAAACGTAGAAAATACAGTTAAACTAAAATCTATATTAAAACTGTTATTAAATTTATTATTTATTAATGTATCTTTTACTTCAACAAATGACGGATCATTAGCACCATCTATATAAGCAATGTGTGATAAATCTGGAAATCTAAAAAATGGATTAACATTATCTACTACTTCAATAACTCTTGTAATCACTGCTCTATTATTAGTATCATTACTTTTACTTACTGTATAAGTAAATGTATTTCTACCAATATTACTAATATCCAAAACTAAATCCCATGAAATATCATAATGGCCTGGAACATTAGATCCTGAGCTAGAATCAAAAAAAGATTCTACTGATGGAATATATGATACGTCTATAACTTCACCACTTATACTACCTTTAATAAGTATACCTGGCTCAGTATATGGAGAACCAACAGTAATTATTTTTATAGTAGACCCTGATAATGTTAATAATGGTCTATTTGTAAATTTTATATTTAAATTAACATGATTAGTGCTATTATCAAATAAATCTATTGCCTTATATACTATAATTGCACTCGCATCACGTTCTTTATCATTTACAGCAATATTATTACAATTATCTATAATAATGTTATCACAAAAGTCTAAATTGAATGATAAATCAACTTTGTATATTGAATTAGATGAAAATTCTAATAATGGTTTAGTTGTATTATCCAAATATTGTTTGCCCTTATTAAAAAAATCAATATCATAACGAATATTAAAACATAAATCATTTGAATATAGATATTCATAGTTGCGATTATCATTTTGACTAGTTAAACTGTCGAAATTTTGAATTTGATTTTGATTTTGATTTTGATTTTGATTTACAAAATTTAATTCACCTTCAAAATTATTCTCTACATTTACTAAAAATGTTCTTGAAAAATCTAATATTAAATTATTCAAAACTAAATTATTATTTAAATCATTAGTTAAATCATTATATATAAAATCTTCATTACTTAAACCTTTTACATCTACTATAATCTCATAATTACCAATACGCCGGGTATCTATATATTCTGTACTAAAAAAATTAATTGGATTAAAACTTCCGTTTATATAAAAATCGTTACTAGATTCATTTATATCTGAAATTGAAATTAAAAACTCTGAATTAGTTATTTTAATTGAAGTATTAAGATTATACAATGGAGAAGAAGCTGGATACTTTTGATTTATATATATAATATTTAAACAATTGTCTATTCCAGTTATAGCTATTGTCGCTCCATCTAAACTTAAACTATTACTATCATAATTAATCTCAATTAAATTAGTTTCACTTAGTATTGGACTATTTTTATTACTAATTTCAATATTACTAATATTATTTATTATAAATCCGTTCGTTCCATCAATTTCATTTTTCCCATATATTTTAACTTTATAGTTAAAATTTTTTGATAAATAATACTTTAATGTACTTTCACTATTAATATAAAATTCAATAGGTTGTTTTGAATTGAAATTTTCATATTTTAATATATTTCTTGAATTATCATTTATTTGTAATAGTGAAAGAGTTGGGGATGTTGGTGAATAAAATTCTCCACTTAGTGTAATTTCAAATGGTAAACTTATTTTATTTCTTGAATTATCATACATAAATACATCTAAATTTTCAAAAAAATTTAGTGAAGTTTCAAAAGTATTCGCTAAAACATCTATTCTATTTGTAAATGGATTTGAATTATAAAATATATCATTATTTCCTACTACTTCTATGAATGGTCCTTTTCTAATTTCTACTAATCTTGAAAGTTCAAATATTCTTTTTTCATAATCTTCTAATATATATTTTATTATAAAATGTGATAAGTCATTTGAAATCTCATAATTTGGAGCAGTTGACCTAACCAAATTTGATATATCATGATTATATCTATCTATTGCTGTATATGGAATAATTGGTTCTTCATATGTTTGATATAAATTAAGATAGTATATATTAGCAGTATTCGTAAAGTCATTTTCAAAAGATATACCCTTTTGATTATATAATATAAATGATGGATTTTTATCGGAACTTATTCCATTAACATTATCTGGATTATTACATAATTCTGTATATACAAAATTATTTGATGGTTCATGAATAACATTTTCTAGTTTATCTAAAATATGAATTTTTATTATATTTTTATTTTGTGTAAAAGTATTACCACTATTATCAAGTTTTATTCTAACTGTACCATAATAAAAATTATAACTATTAAATGGTTCTTGTAATTCTTGAATTATTGGATTTGATTTATTTAAAATACCTGTAGTATTTTCTTCATCAACATAAATAGCATTACTAAAATCATTATTGCTTATAGTAATTGGATAATTCTCATCTATATTAAAAATTGTATAAAATTCAATATACGTACTAGTAGTATCATATAAACCATAGTTTAAACTATTTAAACTAGAATCATTATTTAGATGATTATTTAAATTAAATTCATAATATGGATTATCATCTAAAAATTTTAAGTTTGCTTCTGAAACAATATTTAAACATTCTATATTTTTTTCATCTAAGCTATTTTGAAATTCTGAATTTCCTTCTACCACATAATTACAACTATCATTATATACAAAAATATTAGTATTACTTACTTCCGGAATTCCATTTAATGGAAATGATTTTATTGATAATTTTTTATTTTCATTTAAATCCGTTCCAAAACTTACATCAACTGTTAAACTTATATTTCCATAATAATATGATATGTTACTTGCATCAACTAAAATACTTAATTGTCCACTTATATCATTTTGTAACCCATCTACATAAAAAATTCTATTATTACTATTATCTGCTATTTTTGGTATTATTATATTAAAACTATCATCCAAGTTTTGTAAAATTAAATTATTATAATTAGAATCATTTTTTAATACATCACCACTTAATGCAAAAGGATGATTAATAGAAAAGTCTTCAATAGCAATGAAAGTATATTCCATCGATCTCATAAAATAAAAATTGTCTCCGCTATTTGTTAATCCTGTTTGTATTAATGAACCTGAAATATTAAGTAAATTATAACTTTCATCATAAAATCTATAATAATCATCATTGGAAAAAATTAAATCACTACCTTTTGAAACATAAATTTTTATTGATTCACTATATGATACATCATATTTTATTAAATTTGATATGTCTACAATAGGACTTGAATCTGAAGCATCAAAAAAACCAATTGGATGAGTTTTTGGAATATTTTGAATTGAATAAATCTTATTTCCACTTGTTTCATATAAACCATAAGTACTTTGATTATAATCACCAATAATACTATTATTATTATTAAAAATATAATGATTATTTGATATATCAATTGTATTATTCAAATTTAAACAAATATTATTAGGAGTCATTATTAATAATATAGTTTATTAAAAATATCAAAATAGTTTATTAAAAATATCAAAATAGTTTATTAAAAATATCAAAATTATAAATAAAAAATTTTAATTTTTACTAAAATTGATATAAAAATCAATTTAAAATCATACTAACATTACATTTATATGGAAGGCAAAAATATAGACCTTGCTAAAAAGTATCAAAAAAAATCAGATAAACAACATGTATTAGATAATCCCGATACATACATTGGTTCTATTGAAAATATTAATTCTAATACATACATTTATGATAATGAGCAAAAAAAAATTATTGAAAAGTCTATTAACTATATTCCTGGATTATATAAACTTTTTGACGAAGGTATTGTTAATTGTAGAGATCATACCATCAGAATGCAACAATTGATTGACTCAAATTCACAAGATAAAAATTATCCTGTTACTAATATAAATATTACTATTGAAGATGATGGTACTATTACCTTATATAATGATGGTAATGGTATTGATGTGTCTATCCACCCAGAATATAATGTATGGATTCCAGAATTAATTTTTGGACACCTTAGAACTTCTACTAATTATGATAAAAATGAAAAGAAAATCGTTGGTGGAAAAAATGGGTTTGGATTTAAATTAGTTTTAATTTGGTCCAAATGGGGAAAAATTGAAACTGTTGATCACAAAACTGGTCAAAAATATGTTCAAGAATTTCATGATAATTTAAATACTATAGATAAACCTAAAATCACTAAATGTAAAAAAAACCCATATACCTGTGTTAGTTTTAAACCTGATTTTGAAAGACTAAAAATACAAGGATTTGATGACAATTTTAAATCCCTTATGTTACGAAGAATTTATGATATTGCTGCTGTCACAGATAAATCTATTAAAGTTAAATATAACTCGCAACAATTAGAAGTGAAAAGTTTCTTAAATTATATTGATTTATATATTGGTAATAAAAGTGAAACTGAAAGAATTTATGAACAACCTAATGAAAGATGGGAATATGCTGTTTGTATTGCACCAAATGAAGAATTTACACAAATTAGTTTTGTTAATGGTATTTATACTTCAAAAGGAGGTAAGCATATAGATTATATTACTAATCAAATTATTAGAAAAATTACTGCTTTTATAAAAACTAAAAAACATATTGATGTTAAACCAGCATCAATTAAAGAACAACTAATGATTTTTGTTAATTGTACTATTGAAAATCCTGCTTTTGATAGTCAAACTAAAGATTATCTTAATACTGCAATTAGTAATTTTGGTTCTTCGTGTGAAGTTTCTGATAAATTTATTGAAAAATTAGCTAAAATGGGTGTAATGACTACTGCTTGTAATATTACTGAAATTAAAGAAAATAAATCTTTAAAGAAAACGGATGGTGCTAAAGTTAAAAATATTCGTAATATTCCAAAATTAGTTGATGCTAATTTTGCTGGTACAGCTAAATCTAAAGATTGTATTTTAATTTTATGTGAAGGAGATTCAGCTAAATCTGGTATTATATCTGGTCTTTCACGTGAAGATAGAAATAATATTGGTGTTTATCCGATGAAAGGTAAAATGTTAAATATACGTGGTGAAAATATTAGTAAAATTAGTGATAATCGAGAAATTACAGATATAAAGCAAATTCTTGGTTTAGAACATGGTAAAGTGTATGATCAAGATATTATTAAAACCAAACTTAGATATGGTAAATTAATGTTTATGACCGATCAAGATTTAGATGGTAGTCATATTAAAGGACTTGGTATAAATATGATTGATAGTGAATGGCGTTCGCTTATAGAAATTCCTGAATTTATTGGATATATGAATACACCAATTTTAAAGGCAACAAAAGGTAAATCTGTTGTTGAATTTTATAACAATGGTGAATTTGATAAATGGAAAAATTCAAATGATATTACAAAATATACTATTAAATATTACAAAGGTTTAGGTACTAGTACAAGTAAAGAATTCAAAGAATATTTTGAAAAAAAGAAAATTGTTTATTTTAATTGTAGTGAGAATTGTGGTAATACTATTGATATGGTTTTCAATAAAAAACGTGCAAATGATCGTAAAACATGGCTTGAAAATTATGAGCGTGAAATTTATTTGAATACTAGTGAAAAAAATGTTACTTATCACGATTTTATTAATAATGATTTGATTCATTTTTCAAAATATGATAATGAACGTTCTATTCCAAATATTGCAGATGGCCTCAAAATTAGCCTTCGCAAAATCCTATATTCTGCTTTCAAAAAAAATCTTAAAACAGAAATTAAAGTCGCGCAGTTTAGTGGATATGTTTCAGAACATTCTAGTTACCATCACGGTGAAGCTAGTTTAAATGGTGCAATTGTCGGCATGGCACAAAATTTTGTAGGCAGCAACAATATTAATTTATTTGAACCAAAAGGACAATTTGGGACACGCATTATGGGAGGAAAAGATTCTGCCAGTGAAAGGTATATTTTTACTAATTTAAATCCGTTGACTCGTGTAATTTATCCTGAATTTGACGATCCTATATTAGATTATATTAATGATGATGGAGACTTAGTTGAACCTATTTATTATGTCCCAATTATTCCTATGATTCTTGTGAACGGAACAAAGGGTATTGGAACTGGATTTAGTACTGATATTTTACCACATAATCCTATTCAAATTGTAAATTATTTGAGTGGATTATTAAATGGTTATGATGAAGTGAAACAAAAATCTTTAAAAATTGAGCCATATTATAGAGGATTCAAAGGAACTATTACACCAATTGATGATACAAACAAACGATATTTAATTCGTGGTTGTTATCAAATAATTGGAAATGATAAAATTAAAATTACAGAATTACCTATTGGAACATGGACACAAGACTATAAAGAATTTTTAGAATCTATTATTGTAGGAAATCGTGACAAAAAATCTAAAAAACAAGAATTCTTTATTAAAGATTATCAAGACATGTCAACAGATATCAATGTTGAATTTATTATTACATTTACTAATGGTAGTATTATAAAACAACTAATTTCTGAAAAACATGATTATGGATTAGAAGGAGTTGAAAAATATCTTAAATTGTATACTACACAAAGTACAACAAATATGCATTTATTTAATGAAAAGGAACAACTTAGAAAATATGAAGATGTTTATGAAATTGTAAAAGAATATTATAGTATCCGTTATAGATATTATAATAAGCGACGTGAATATTTAATCGATAAACTAGGTAAAGAGTTAAAAACATTGAGTAACAAAGCTCGTTACATTAAAGACACATTAGAAGATAAAATTGATTTACGAAAAAAATCTCATGAAAAGATTGATGAAATGTTAAGAAAAATGAATTTTGATAAGCATGTTGTAGATAACAATTATAATTATTTGATTAAGATGCCGATGGATTCTGTATGTAAAGAAAATGTTGACCGGTTGATGAAAGAACATGAAATGAAAGAAAAAGAATTAGAAGATGTAAAATCTAGTAGTGTTGAAAAAATGTGGTTAAAAGAATTAGGTGATTTAAAAAAGAAATTATAATTAATTAAATTAATTTATAAACGTCTTTTGTAGTTAAAAAAAATATGGTTTTTGTTGCAAGGTTTTGTCTGTTTTATTGGAATATAAAGGTCTGCTCATTGGCACATGCATTTTACTTGAATCTTCTTTATATTTTAAATAAGCTACTGCTTCATTAA